TTCCCCCCCGGTGAGCAACGACGGCGCATCATGTCTCGCGCTCGGTTGACTGACGCCACTCGGAGCAACTGGCGCTGGTACGTGATTTCGCCCTTGTGCAGCAGGAGCCGGACGCAAATATCGTGAACGCAATCTTCAGCCAAGGAGTGTTCCCCAAGGATTCTGACGACTTCACGACTTGTTTCGCTTGCATGCTCGCGGTACAGTGCGTCCAGCGCCTCAGGGGTCATCGAACTCGGGTTGCCAAAAACGGATCGGCAGTTAGCGGCGTCACATCGCGCCACTCTACCACGGTGTCTCCGACTTTCACCGGCATTTCGTATCGCCCACGCGCCATGCTATACCGCAAGTTTGGGTCGCCAGACTCGCGGCAGCCACAGTTTACCGCGACAACCCACACAGAGTCCTTGAACGCACCAAACGGCTCTCGCATAACAAGCTCAACGTTTTCGGCAAGCCGAAGCGTCCACGAAGTCGTATCCGTCAGCGTTCGCGTGCGACCCTCTTTCATAAACACGGTCGCATAGAAAAGGATAGAGTCTCGCTCACTGACGTACGCCGAGTCGTCCTCCCAAAGCGTGCCAAAAGACGTAGCCGCCCTTAGACGAACTGAATCCGCGTTATCCTCCCTTACTGTAGTCGTGTCAATCTTGAGCGAATCAGGCGGAGGCGGAGCGGCATCCGGATTTTGAATGGTCAACTGGCCACGAAGCGTATCAAGGGACTCTTTCCCGCGCCGAAGGCCAATGACGGCGAGCCGCACGGTCAGCGTACCATCTGGCGCAGGGCGCAAGACAAGGAACGTGTCGATTGGCGTAACCGTGGTAATCGTGCGCGTCGGACGGTTCGGCGCAGTCCAGATGACCTTGTACGCGTCGGTCGCGCCTCGGGCGTCTTTGCCGGGAACCCACCGTCCAATAACGCGGACAGAGTCACCAACAAATTCGGCGCGAAATGCCATTTCAGCATCACGCGCCGACAAACTGTGGGCAAGGAATGGAATCCCGCACGCCGCTGCCACCATAGTTCCAATCAGCAAAGATCGGGACGTGTATTGCTTCATGTGAGGCTCGGTAAAAGAAAATATGGGGGTCCTTGCAACATAACAGGCCAGCCAGTAGCCGTCCCCCCATCACCGTATCGCAACACGCGAATACGGCACGACTACTGGCTGGGGCATTGTTACGCGGCGCCGACGTACTTCCACATCCCAACCAACCCAAGCTGATCGACGAGCCTTGCCGCGTTGGGTGATGGAGAGCGGCGTAGTGTGCCGAACTGGATGTGCGGCCAGTCTTGAAACCGCTCATCGTTGGCCGAGCCGTTGCGATTCCAGTCTGCGCCAGATAAGCACCCGTGCTTAGCGGCAAGCTTGAGCAAGAGCAAAAAGAACTCTGGATCGTTCCAGCCGCCCTTCTTGGAGACGATATCGGCAGCAAGGCCGTAGCCGTGCCATGTGTCGTCGGCGCTTTCCGAATACGTGACGATGCCACGACCATCGTCGTACAACCGCCCAAAGCCATGCAGATACTGCTGGCGGTTGTCGTCGCGAAGTGTCTCAAACAAGACCCCCGGCTTTCCTGCCGCTTCCAAATCGGCAAGGATAGCGCGGACCGCATCGGCAAATTTTGGGGCCAGCGTGTCAATGCGTGCTTCGCGACGCGCTTCGATGGCGGGGGGTGCCGGTAGCTTAGACATTCGGAGAGACCTGTTTGGCAAGTTCCGCAATGGCCTGATCTCGCTGGTCAACCTGACGCTTTTGCTTGAGTGCAAGCGAAGCAACCCACGTCAACAGTGCTGAGACCAGCGCACCATCCCACTGCGACAAGTCTACTGGCACGCCGATGCCAGAGACGGCAGTAAGGGCGGTTGCAATGGTGGACATAACCAGTGCAATGCCAGCCTTGATCGCAGGCGGAGCCGCGTCAACCTGCGGGATCAAGCGCTTCTTAATGAAATCAACCACCGGCACAACGATAAACGCCACTAAAATAGGGAGAAGCGTCTTCATCGCGAGCGAGACAAGCATGGTTTTCATGTTTTCTCCTTCAAAGTTTGGATAGCGTCGCGAATATCGCCAACGCTGTCTGCGACATGGGACAGGAGGATCGTGTGGCGATCCTGATTAGTGACGACTACTCCTAGCGTTTCTTCAACTTTTTTGACGCGACTTGACATTCCGTTGTTTGTGTCGGTGCCCCAAATCGCATGCTCTACCTTAGTTATTCTCACGCCAACTCTCCAGTTCACATAAGTGCCTCCAGCAAACACCCCGACAAGTGCCATAATGAACTTCTCGACAACCGCGTCAAAGAAATGCACTGTGGATGCGGCGGCTTGAGCAACAGCTAGATATGAAAGCGCCAAGGGATGTATCCCCAAAAAATGGTAGCGGTCGACTTTGCTACAGACTAGACGTGAGACCGAGCCTAAACGGGAGCAAGTATCTCAGCAATGCGCGTTGCCCTGTTTGCAAGCAACACAACGCCAGCCGCAATGAGAATATCGACCGACTGCTCTGCACCAAACACGGTGCGTGGATCGGTTGGGTCAACGCCGTTGCGCGTCCGCAGCAGCGTTTTGTCGAGCAGGCGCAGCGTTGCGCGAACAGTTGGGTCAGCATGCTCTGTTAACAGCAACTCCATCGTCAGTTGCTCTGTCAACGTATACCGTGACATAAACTCTAGCGGCGTTAACAGAGCAGGCTCAGGCAGTGGGATAGCAACTCCCATAAGCACTTGAGATGGCATTACCAGACCTCCACGATACCAGCGTCACTCAGAGACCCCGGAGCTAGTACAAGCTTGCCGTACGCTCCAGACGCTGGATTCTGGGTCAAGCCACGCCGGTTTAGCCGGATTTTGCTGCCGACAGCCCATGCACTTGGCAACGCCAGTGCGCCAGAAAATGCCGTCGTTGCTGCCGCGCCGTTAATAGACTGCTTTAATGTCAGCCCCGAAGCCGTCCACACCCACCACAATGCGACGTGGTCGCCAGAGGCTGGCGTTCCACTGGCTAGCGTTGCCGTGACAGAAGTCGTGCCGTTGTGGTATGTGATGCGGTAATACGTCCCTGTTGTGTCGATGTATAGCCGAACGCCAGTTGTTGGGTCATCGCCGCTAACAGCAAACAGCGTACTATTGACGGTCGTTCTCGCTCCAAGCTCAATAAATGAGAGGTACCCCGTCAGTATTTGTGGAGCAAAGCCGCACGGGAATACGACTGACGCATTCGCGTCCATGTTCAGCGTCGTCTGTGAGACGCCGTTAATGGTCCGCGCCTCGTACGAAGGGAGCGACGCTGGTGCCGTATACGATCCGTTCGACGTAAGTATGCCAGCCGCTGACGCGACGCCGCCGCGTGACCATGTGCCACGCTGGCCACTTCGGGCAGCAAGCAAACCAGTCGATGCCTCAAAGGCGACGCCGTCTTGGAGGTCCCACGCAAGCAGCGTTGAAGAAACTGGCGCAAGCGTAAACCGCGAGTCTCGTGTCATTACACTCTCCAGCGACGACGGGTAGACAAAATGGCCGTGCCGCTCGACACGGCAAGCGTTGGCATGGCTGTGCCAGCCGCGTCTATCGGATCAAGGGCTGGCCATGTACCAGACACCGCCGCAAAGCGGGTGCGAACGCCTGCGGCAGTCACCTTCCATACGTCTTGCCGATCAAGGTCCAACGCAAAGTGCTCTCCGGTTGCAAGCGTCCCAGTAACGACAAGCGTCGTCGTCAGTGATCCGTTTGCGCTGGCGTACGTGATGGTCAGCGGCGACGTTCCGCCGTACGCAAACAACCACCCGCCGCTTGGTAGTGTGCCAAGCGAGACTGGCGTTGCGGTCGAAGTGATGGCAAGAGGCGGCGGCGGAATGTAGTCTTCCGACCCGCCGTAGAGCGCCACGAACGTGATCTCACACTCAAACAGCGCGTCAACAAGCTGGGGTGCGTCATCGCGAGGCGCGTACGTCACGCCAATGCAGTACACGACAGTTTGCGTAGATGGGCGATCCGTGGTCCGAAAAAGACAGCGGCCACGAAGTGCCGTTTCTAATGCGGCAATTGACGCTTCTCGACCACCAAGCGTGCCGGGGTATATTGACGCACGAACCGTAATAAGTCGCGCTTGTGCAGGATCGTAACTTGACGCTAGCTGCTCTAAAGACCCCGCTACGCTGAGAAAAGACGGCGTAGAGCGCGACGCTGTCAACCAGTTTGACATGGTGCTAATAAACACACCCATATCCGAGAGCAACTTATTGTTCAGGTACATCAGCCGTCTCCGATAAGTTTTGCGACCCGTCGCGTAAGGTCTGTTGAGATAGTGCCAAGCTCTACCCTTGCGTCATCGTCGTTACTTAGCGACCGCGTTACAGACAAGACGCGCCGAGAGACGGCATACAACGGGGCAACGATGGTCTGCCCAAGGATAATTGGAGCAGCGGTTGGAGCTGCGTCCGTCCAGTGTCGCAGGGTCGCCACGTCTATTTCGAGTGCCGCTGTGGCGTTCCGTCGAACAGCCAGCACGTCAATGCCTTTTTGCGCGAGTGCGTTGGCCCAACTTGATGGCGTGAATGGCACATCGGTTTGCGCGGTCACGGCCAACATGGCGTCAAGAACGACGCTCCACTGTCCAGCGTCCGTTGCCCCGCCATAGATGCCAAGTCGGCACGTCGTTGACGCCGAGAACGTGTGCGTGACGATCAGGCGGACAACGGTGGGCGTAGAGGCGACAACAACCGTGCCAGTTGAAAGTCGCGCATACGTGAGCACTGCCCCGCTGCCGTCAAACAGCGCAATGGCTGGCTGCTGTCCAAGCGCGTATGATCCAGCGCTCATGGATACGGTGACAAAAAGCGTCACGGGGACGGTAAAGCCTACCGGCACGACCACAGCAAACGTCGACGAGCCGATCCCCGGTGTTGTTGAGATCGGAATATTAGAACCGCCAATTGCTGTACACAGGCGCACGACGCTCCCAGTTGTTGTGTCAGACGACCGCAACAGGCTTGGGCGAACAATCGTAACGGCTTCGTTGTTGGCAATAGGGTTAGCGTTTGCTGCGGTAACGGTTACGCTAGCAACTCCGCTGCCATTTGCTTGCGCGGTTGACGCGGCAATAAGCGTGTTGCCGGGGATTGGCAAAAGGCTGCCGCTTGCGGCAATGCGGTACAACGCGCCGCGAGACGATGAAGCAGGGTCAGTTGTCGCATAAAAAAAATCATGCCCAAACAGTTGAACTGTTGTTGCTCCCGGAGCAAGAGCAACGTGCAGCCGCATACACCCAGTGTTCCAATTTGACGTGACCACTTGGCCACGCGCAAAATTGTAGCCAGTGGGCACAGCACTTGCTAGCGTCAACGTAACACGTCCATTAGTGCCCCATGACGCGGTACCGGACAATGCGAACGTCCCTGCTTTTGTCCATGTCGCCGACACAGTTTGCGGAGTAGAAAAAGGAACGGGGTGATCGTTGATCCACAGTCCAAAATTGACCAAGGTCGCTGTGCCGCCGCCAATAGCGTCGAGCCGCCACAGTCCTCCTCCAGTCCCGAGATCAAAAAACACGTCTCCAACGCCCCAGTCGACGCCATTGGTAAGATCGTCCATTGTGCTCGTGCTGGCGTTGTACGTGACAAATGCCTCAATACCAATAACGGGATAGTACGTTCCTGTTGCTTCATTGTATTCTTCAAGGCCTTGGGCAGACGTAATGCCGGTAATAGCCAGCGTTGCTGTAACGCTTCGTGTTATAGAAATCGTATCGGTTGCCACCCAATTTCGCGTGGCAAGATTTGCCTGTGCTTTGCACGGCAACGACGTTGCTCCCAAACTGACAGCGCCGTTGCAGTACATTGTGCGAGATTCGTGCGCAATAATACACGTCCACGTTGACCCGCTTGCCATGACAATGTTGCTGACAGTCATGACAAACCAGTTGTTTGCTGCGTCGTAGCCAATGCCAGACCACGGCAAAAGCGTTGCTACCCCTTCTGGCACGACCGTGTAATAGCCGCCGCCAAGGTTTGCAGTGACGCGAACAGTCATATACGAACTGCTTTGCGTGTAGTATCGAATGCGCGTTGTCCCAACCACAATTGGTGTACTTCCCGTGCCATAAATTTGCATTGACGCAGAGGCCGCACCAGAAACTGGAGAAAACGTTCCCACATACACTTGGTCTAGCGTAATCCCAGAAGCTCCCAAATCAAGCGCTTGGATGTACGGCGATTGCACGCGGATACGACCAGCTTGCAATGGGGCATCCACATACTCAATAGACTGAATCGTTGTGACAAAGCCGCCAGACGTGCTTGATAACGCGCCGTTGTTAACGGCAAATATCCCATCCGTGTTGCTGTCGGTAAAACGCAGGTTTGGCGACAGCGCAGAATGCTCGCCGTCAAGCGTCAACGTGCGAATTTCGCGTCGGTCTAACTGAAACGCCGTGTTGTCGGGATAACTTCCCGGAAGTCCGCCGCCGCCGAGCGTGAGCGTAATAACGCCAGAGGTATCTGGGATGGCGTCTGCCGTCACCGACAAAATAGCGCCGCCAATTTTGATGGTGTCTTTTTGCCGAACAAAGGAATTAGCCGGTAACCCTTTTAGCGCAAGCGGCGTTCCGGTGCCTGTCGATGCTGCGCGAGCCCCGTCGTGCGATCCAGTGACCGTCGTGTTGAGTTCTGTTCGCACAAGTTCGGCGTATGCCGGAGGCGTCGTCGCATTGAGCGCAGACCACCCGGTAAGACTTGTACTAAACCCGCCGTTTAACAGTTCATTGGCTTCGCCTCGTTGCCCAGCAACAACAACAGGCACTACGCGCCGTCCGCGTGTTCCAATAGACGTAGCATCAAACACCTCAAACAGGGCATCTCCGGCTGCGTTTGAGCACAGGCGACACCGTGTTCCTGCTGTAAACCCAGCAGTATTGGATATTTGGACTGTCCCGTCTAACGCACGGCTGTCTGTAATAACTTGCCGTACACCGCTTGAGTTTTCGACATACGCGCCGACCCATTGCGTGTCTACTTGGATTGGCGACACGCCAGTTGTTGGGTCAAGTAATTGCACCAACGACCCAACTACCGTGCCAACCGTGTACTGAACGCGCATAATTGACGCACGGTCGCCAGACGAAGGGTCAGCGTCGCCAAGCGGCACAACCACTGTAGCAAGAGACGACTCGTCAACTGACGCGACAAGGGCTTGTTGGTTGACAGAGCGCAAAACCGTCAGCGCTGGCGTTGTACTGCCTCGCGCTACGCGACCGTGCAACGTCCACCCCGTGTCGTTAATTCGCGTCATCTCTAGCTCAAGTCCTGCAAGACTAAACAGCTCGCGAATCAACGAGCCGGGATTTGGCGCATCGAGGTCTAGCGAAACAACGGGGTTTCGATCAAGCGTTCCGAGAACAAGATTGAGGCGCACGGCGCTGCTGTGCGGAAGGACGTACGTGTTAATCCACGTCGTCACCGTCAGTTCTCCGGCTACCCGCGTGACCACGTTGCCACCAACGTAGCGGAGGATTAACCCTCCAGTGACAAGATCAGCAAACACGGGGAGCGCCGTCAGCGTAATCGTTGAAGCGTTGTCGTTCGTGTCGACGCGGGAGATACGATATTCTTCAACGGTGCCTTCTGGCCACACGACGCGAAGCACATTGCGAATGTCGCCTGCAAGCTCAGCCCATCGCGCCTTGCTCACGACCATTTCGAGGCGGTCGTCTCCGTCTACGCGAGTCTTGACGGCTCCTCCAACAAACGGGAGCGGACCACGCAAGACACCGCTTGCCGCTGCGTAGTCGCTCCAGAGAGAAACCTGTGCGCTCATGTAATAACTCCGCTCACAAGAAGTGCCGTTGAGTCAACGTTTTGCCCGAGCGTTCGATCCAGCAACGTACCACTGAGCGGAGAGTTTGCCGTAGGGCTTGTGTCGCGTGCCTCTAGCACGGCAAGAATCCGTCGCTGCACCGCAAGTTGCGACGAGGCATAGTCAACAAGCTGGAGCGACGTGGTCTCTGTAATAGACCCGCCGCTTCGCATAGACACTGTGCCGTCGCCAATGGTCGTGGTCTCGTCACTTCTGTTTGTGCTTTGAGATTCCCACATAGATGACGATGATGGGGCAAACGACTCTTTTTGTGCTTGAGCAGCTTGCGATCGCTCAAACGCCGTGTTTCGCAATCCTATCAGCCCTATGCCAAGATCATACGTGGCTTTTAGGATTTGCCCCAACTGAAACTTTTGGTTGAGTTCGTCAAGGAACATGGCTTGGCGATAGTCAAATTCGACACGCGCCGCGTCCGCGCTACGCCCTTGCAATTGGAGCGTTTCAACAAGGATAGAGTTGTAGTCTGCCTGATTTGCCCGAGACAGTTCGCGAGCGCGAGCTTCGTCCTCCATAGCGTGCAAGAGAACAAGCCGTGCTTTTAGCTCTGCGGTTGCTGCGTCAGCAATCTCCCGCGAACGGTCAATAGAAAGCTGCATCGCGTCTGCTTCACCACCTTTCCCCTGTGCGCGAAGCATGCGAACGTCAATAGACTGCCCTAACTCGACGTTTGCTTTTTCGATGGCAGCGTTCCGTGCCGCGACTTCTGCGGCTTGCACTTCACGCAACGAGGCCGCGTACGCGAACCCCTCTGCGGTGGTGTCCTTCATGGCTTCACGCATCTCGCGCTCTTGCGCAAGGCGAAACGCCAGTGTTTCAGCCTCTGCGCTTTTCCCGCTCGCAACAAGCGCACGGACCGACAAGTCGCCTTGGGCGTCAGCAGCCGCTTGGATACGCGCCGCTTCAGCCTTGACTTTTGCGGCGTCACGCGCAGCCTTTTCGATCTCTTGCACTTCTTTGAGGGTGTTAGCGTACAGCTGGCCTTCATGGGACGTGTCTTTCATGGCGTCTCGCAGTTCTCGTTCCTGCGAGAGGCGGAACGCAAGGTCTTCGGCGGCACTATCTGCCCCAAGGCCAGCAAGCCGACGAACACCAAGGTCTTCCTGCCGGTCTCTATACCCCTGCTTGCGTTCTTCAAGTGCGCCAGCAAACGCTTGGTTAATCAACTTCATAAACTCGTCGTACTGCTGCTGCGAGATGACTCCGCGCTTCAATAAATCATCTGCCCCGCGTGTGTCGGATTGGCGCGTCGACTCAGCCTCTGCAATAGCAGATAACTCAGTGTTCCCCGTCAGTTTCCCAAGTCGAGCGGTATAGTCAATCGCAAAATCAAGACGCTCGCGTTCCATCTCTTGGGCACGCCGTAGCGCAATGGTTGACGCCTCAAGCGCTTGCACGCGCTTGAGTTCCGCAATAGTTGTCGCTGTAAACCCTTTTAGCGTGGCGTCATCTAACTCTGTTTGGTGACGGAGGCGAAGACGGATAGCATCAGCTTCTGCTTCGTTGCCCACCGTAGACGCGGCGCGTGCTGCCAGTTCCTCGTTGAAGGTGCTTTCGGCCTTGGCGCGAGCTTCTGCTGTTTTGACATACGCCTTACTCAGCACTTCTGCCGTCTCCCGAATCTGCGCGGCAAAGGTCTGCCACTTTTCTATGCCTTTTGGCCCAAAACTCAGCGATGCAATCAAGTCTGCATACGCTGCGATCTCTTGTAGCTGCGAAGGGGTTAGTTCCGTATCCTTGCCGCCAAGCTTTGCGTTCTTTCCGAGGGCGGATGCTGCGATACTTGCTTGCTCCTTGGCCCATGTTTGAAGCTCTTTGGTCTGCTTCTGCACGTCGGTAAGCGGCTGGATGAACGCTGCCGCGAAATCCTCCATTGACCGCTTGTACTGGCGCGTGACCTCTTCAACCCGCTTCTGCTCCTCGCGCATTGCCTTGGCATGGCCAATCATGCCGCCTACCAGCCCCGCCACGGCACCAGCCGCCGCCCCGATAGGTCCGGCTACGGCGAAGCCAGCGCCAGCGCCAGAGAGGGCGCCAAGCGCAGCGTTACCAGTCGAGTAGCCAACGGCGCCGCCGACGACGACGCCAGCCGCGCCTTTGGTCAGCGCACCTTTCCCTTTGAGCATGCCGCCGCCCATCATGTCTTGCAAACCGAACGTGCCATTTTCGATTTGCTTCAGCATGTCAGGGATGCCGAGCTTCTTCATGACAAACGCCGCCGCGATCTGTGCGCCAATATTCTTGAAGAGGTCGATCATCTGGTCGCCGTAAGCTTTGGCGTCTTTGAGCGACCCGTTGAACATGTCAGCAATTGCCGTCGAGAAAGTCCGTTGAATCCCGCGTGAGGCTTCAAGGAAGGCTTCCTTCATAATGCTTGCCGCGCCCTTGGCCTTGTCGATGCGCCGCTCAATGTCTTCCAGCTGCGACACGATCAACGTGGCATCAAACAACGTGCGGCCCTGTTTGATGAGGTTTAAAATGGCAATCTTCTTGGTGAAGTTTGTGACTGCTTCGCCGCCCTTTTCGTACGCCGCCGCTTCTTCTAGCCCATTCCTGATCTGATCGGCAGTCTCCTTGACCGACGCCGCGTAGGTGGCCGACCGCTCGGCAGCCGCCTTTTGCATGAGGGCCGTGTAAATGCGCTGGTACTGAATAACCGCGACAATACCAGTCAGCCCTTTTTCGCGAACGGCGTTGGTTGCCTCTTCTTTTGCGGTGAGTGTCGCCAGCGCCGCGCCACCGGCACGGGTGGCATTTGCACGCGCGACAATGCTCGCCGTGCTGCGGTCAATGTTGGTGACCTGCGCGGCGAGTGATCGGCTGAGGTCTTCAACACCCTTTCGTTGCGCCTGCGAGAACGCCTCGCGCATGGCTGGAAGCCACTTCTTCTCAAAGGCATCCTGCTGCCCCAGCTTCTTGGCCGCTTCGCGCATCTCGTCCAACTGGGCCGAGAACTGCTCGGCGTCGGTGGCGGCTCGCGTGAAGCCACTGATTGTGTTCTGGGTGGCGCGATTAAACGCATCAATCTCCGCCTTGGAGACCTTGGCGGCGTTTGCTAGCGTGGCAAACCCCTTTTCGGACTTGGCCGTCTTTTCGGCAAACTCGATCTGCGCAACAGCAGCCATGTACGTCGCGTTCTTAGTGCCACCCAGCACCTTCTCAAACTCGGTGAGCGTCATGTTCATCTTGCCAGCCGCAACTTCATGCGCGTTGGCGGTTGCCACGCCGACCCGCTGCGCCAGTGTAAGCTTAGTTTGCGCGTCGTTCGTGTCCTTGTACGACTTCGTCAGGGCCGCAGTCTGGAGTTCGGTCATAGAGAAGGCGTCCGTGACTTTCTTGACCGCCTCGGTCAACGCCGGGGCCTTGCCAGTCAGCACGTCCATCCACTGCGTGACTGCCTTATACGAGACGGCCTGCTCCGTGAGCTTCACGCGGTACGCTTCCTGCGACGCGGTCAACGGCCCCATTTTCTCAAAGATGGACGCAAGGGACTGCCTGTACTTGTCGATATCCCCAGTCTTTTTGAACTCTTCGCGGATTTGCTGGATGGCAAACTGCGCCTTTTGCCCCTTCACGGACAGCGACAGCGAAAGGCCATCGTAGGCAGACTTGGCTTCACCAAACATGCCGCCGCCAGACGACAGGCCCATTTCATCCTTCTGCTTGGCTGCGCTTGTTTGCACAGACCGTAGCTGTGCCGCCTTTTCCTGCGCGACCCGATTGGCTTCGGCAGCCGTCAGGTTCGTGACGTTCTTCTCCGCCTCTTTGACCTTGTCAATGTACAGTTGCAAGTTCTCCGCGTGCGACTGGGAAAACTTGGACGCTTCTGACGTAGTCGTGGCAAACTTGGCCATCCCAACAGAGGCAAGCGTCATGGCCACGCCAATCGGACCGCCGAGAAACGCCATCGCCTTGGATGCCGCACCCGCCGCCATTGTTGAGAGTGTGAGCTTATGGAACACTGCCGATGCCGCGTTGCGTGCGACGTTGGCTTGCACCTGTGCTCCCGTCTCAGTGGCCAGCGCCGCCGTGTACGCACGTTCAGCCGCGATCACGTTGAGTGTAGCCGCTGCCTTTTCCTGCTTCGTCTTTGCGCCCTTAGACTCGGCCAGCGCTGAGTCGCGCTGCGCGGCAGCCAAGACCACATGGGCTTTGGCCTCCTTGAGGACAAGAAACGCCTGATCCTGTGCGGCCAAGAGCGGCTTGGCGATCTTCTGCTGCCCCAAGTCTGTAAACTTGTTGGCAAAATTGCCGAGGGCCGACGCTGCCGACGTGAGCATTGACGCCATCTTACTCGCACCAAGGACGGCAGCTATCCCCGTGATGCCAACAATCACGAGGTCTGTATTTTTTGCCATGTACTTGAGGGCGTCCGCGTAGGCAAACACGGCAAGGCCATACGCAGGCTGGAACAGCGACCCGAGGCGGACCTGCAAGTCCTGCACGTACCGCTCGGTCGAGCGCAACTGCTTACTAGCGGAGGTCATGGACGCTTCGTACAGGCCGGTGATCTTGCCACCCGCCTCCATCGTCGCGTTGAGTCGCGCCTGTGCCTTCTGCTCGTTCGTGAGCGCGTCCTGCCCGACGTTCAGCGATGCGGCCATCTTCGCGTACGCCTGCTCAAAGTTTACGGTCAGGCCGAGGGTGCGAAGCATTTCCGGCTGCGCGGTCTGCAAGCCGTAAATAATGCGCTGCAAAGCGTCCGACGAGTTGACCTGCCCCACCACGGCGGCGTCCTGCGCGACCTTGGCGAGCTTGGTGGCTTGGGTCAGGTCCATGTTGGCCTGCACCATCGACATGATCGACTGGCGCGACTGGATGGCCGAGATACCCGTCCGGCGCAGCGACTCTTCAAGCGCGACGATCTGGCCTTTCGATGCGCCGACGTTCGCGGCGACACGCGTCAGGCCAATGCCCAACTCATTGTAGCGAGCCGACAGTTCGATGGTCTGCTTGATGAGGCTGGCGGTCCGCATAGCTGCGAACCCCGCACCGAGCATGACAAGACCTTGGCGGGTCGCCTGCACCATCTTCGCGAATGCCGATTCCTGCTGCCGGAACCCCGTGGCCGACTGTGCGGCGGCACGACGAATGTCGTCGAGCGACTTCACGACGGACGCGGCACCAGTCTTGGCACCACTCGGGTCTACGGAAAACGAAAGGTTTGCCGCGTCCATCGCTTGGCTACTCATGCAGACTCCTTCTTCTTAGGGGCGGTTGCCTTTGCGTAGGCACTGTCCATTCGACGGATCAGCCGGACGTACCGATCCAACTCATCCGGTGTATTGGCCCCTAAGAACTGCTCGCAGTACCACACGACTCGGTCAAAGGGGATGCTGCCAGCGGTCATGCCAACGGAGCGCATCGTGCTGCATGTCCAAAACCCCTCGTAGACTGGCACCAAGTAGAGAGGCACTTCTGGCTGTTCGTTCCAGAAGTGCGCCTCCCCTGATTCGATGATGTGTGCTAGGTCGTCGAGTCGGCTTCCCCAGTCAATGTCCCACTGGACTTTTTTGCGAGGATTGCGCCCTCTTCTTCGATCTCGTCGTTCCGGTACGTCGCGGCTTCCGACGCAATCTCTACGATCAGTTCGCGGAAATCTTTGAGGTCGGTCAACTGGGTGATCGCCAGTTCGGTCGAGTACGGAATCTCTGCACCGCTGTCGTCCTTAAAGCCCTTCCATTCCAGCAGCACCGTGTTGGCCAGTGCGTCGATGAAGAGCTTCCGCGCCAGATCGTCGGGGACCGTGTTGGTGCGTTGCATCTTTCGGTAGGGCTTGTACAGGTGCTCAAGGCGCTTCGTGTACTTATCGTTGCCGATACGCGCCACGCGGACCTGAGCGCCGTCGCCGATATCGACCCACGCGCCTTCGATCTCCAGCACCTTGTCTGTCGCAAACTTGTTGAACTTCATGCAAACCTCGGTAAGTGGGGGTTTCCTGCGTCCTGCAAATGCAAACGGGGCGACTGCTAATGATAGCCAGTCGCCCCGTTGCGTCAACGCTATTCGACGATTACGGCGTGCGCGTGATCGTATACAGCGAGCCTTCGGTGGTGTCCTTGAGGGCTGTCCACTCGCAGGCAACCATCAAATCCTGATCGCCGCCACCCGCAACGATGGTCGCTTTGGTGATCTTGACCTTCGGGATCAAGAAATTGTAGTTGAGCGTGGACGCGCCGCCAATCTTGGCGACGAGAGCCGTGGTCGCCAGCGAGCGGAACTTGGCAAACAGCGTCGCGTTCTCAAAGTAGATCATCAACGTCCCTGTCAGCCGCTGACGGCCAGCGTTGATGTCAAGCGGGTCTGCCGAGTTAATGACGTTGAGCGGTCGCAGCGAGTTCGACAGCGACATGGTGAGTTCGGAACACCCCGCCATAGCCGAGCCACCTTCCGTGAGAACAGACAAGCTGTCCACGGGAGCCATGACCGTGTTCGTTGTGGCAGCCGTCGTGCCAGCGCGGACCGTCGTAGCAGCCATTGCGATTGACTGACGACCGACGAAGCCGAACGAGCCAGTCGCGATCTGGCCTGACCGAAGCTCCAAGCGCATCGTGTCGATACGCTGACCCGGAAACGCGAGAAACTGCGTAATGTCGAGGAACTGCTTTTCCAGTGTAAACGAGCGTGCCGTGGTGCCGGTCTTGAGCACGTTCGTCGTCCATGTGCCACCCGCCGCCCCTTCAAACCACTCGTCGAACATGCCGTACGAGAGTTCAAAGTTTACGTCGCCAGCTGCACCCGCGCCAACGCGGACCATGTCCGTTGTCATGCGGTCGGAGATGATTTCTGCTGACTCGGTGAACGAGTAGTTGTTGTCAACCGACTCACCCGTGTAACGCACAATTTTCATTGTGCCAACGCCGGGAGTTACACCGTACGTGACTTCGGGGATGTACGTGAATTGTGCGCGGTTACTAGTTGCTACAGGCATGGCTGTTCTCCGTCAGGCAGTGTTCGTGGACTCAGTAAACCAGTCGATCATACAAGGGCGCATAGTCCACTGTGGCGAGGTGAGCGCCGGACCAGCGAAGGCACGGCTGAACCGCAACGTGGTCCCGCTTTTTGTAAGCACTGTTCCCGGCGCGAAGTGCGTCTTGACCTTATCCGCCCAGTCGTCCGCAAGAGCCAGTCCTTTGTTCCCCGGCGTGTAAATGTCAAGCATCCACACGCCTTCGTGCTTTAGACGAGCGTAGCGACCCAATGAGGTCACACGCTGGTCTTGAAGGTTCAGCGTCTCGCGAAAGTACGTGGTCCCGACAACTGGCGTGTACTCGTAGCCTTCCCACGCGACAGGCGGGACGCTCGTCAGTGTCAGGAGCTTTTCGCGCAGCATGGCGCGAACGAGTGAGTCAACGCCAGCCATCAGGCTTTTACTCCCTTTGCAAGAATACGACGCAGCATGTGTTTACCGGCCTTTATTGCGAGGCGCACGAACCCGCTTGGTGCCTGACTCGACCAACCTTCGTATTCCAGCCTCCTCATATACGGGGCAAAGCTGGTCACATGGACCGGCTGGTCGAGTGTCGCTGTGAGAATCTTCGCGGAGTCGAGTGCCACCGTGGCGTCTTTCTCTGGATTTGACGGACCCTTGGAAGCTGGCTTCCCGAGTGAGACGACCCACGAGCCGCGTGCAAAGCCTTGATCGACTGGTGTGCCGGGGCAACCGTACGCATCGTTGCCGACCACCGCTGCTTCAACAACGTCCAGACAGAGATCACGATAGACCTTGGTGGCAATAACGGGGACGCGCTTCTGGAGCTTCCGCACGTCAATGTCGAACTTTTCGATGCTCACCGGCATTACACCCGCTCGGCGTTGGCCGTGTACATGATCGGCGAGCCGTTGTCCGGTGCCAGCGGCGAGACTCCGGACAGCACCCAGTCACCGTCGCCGAAGTTAATGGTCTCGCCACCGACGCACAGGAACGTCCAGACAGGGGCCGAAAAGTAGACCGTCCGGTACTTCTGCCGAATCATCGTGCGAGCCTCAAACGTGTCCGCCTGCGAGCCGCTGGCTGGCAGGACAACGGCCACGACGCCCATTGACAGCGTGTACGACGTAGGCGTGTCCGTCGACACGGCGATGGCCGTCGTGATCAGCTTCGTAATCGTGGCCGGAGCGCCCTTGGCTGACAAGAGCCGGATCGCCAGTGTCGTCTGCGCGGCATAACTCACAGGATGCGACCCGTGTTGTCGTACGTGCCGCTTGTGAACTCGTCTTCAACTTCGGCCTCAGTCATGTACGGCGTCGAATCGCGCCACGCATAGCTGCCCCACAGCAGCGGCTCTAAGATGCCGTCTACGCCAGTGTAGACCGTCTCACGCGGTGCGTCAGCGGCGTAACTGGTAGAAATTGGGCCAACTGACTCTGACGTGATAGCTCCACCACGGTCCAGTGCCAACTCTAACTCGCCAGTCAGCGCCGCTAGTGCTGCGACGCACTGCGCGTGCTTCATGCGCCACGGGATATCGGTCGCGGCGTACTCGGCTGATCCGCCAAGCTCCGTGCAGCCTGTGCGAGGGAACGGCGCGACCTGCGTGGTTGTGGAGCGGGTGCCACGATACCGGTACCGCTTCTCGTTCGAGAGGTAGTCAAAGGCGCGAACGAGGGCTGCTTCTTTGACGGCCTCGGTGCCGGTCCACGCCGAGTTTCCGCGTGCGGCATGAAACGTGTCCGCAAACGACGCTTGGACAAACGACACTGCCCCGGCGACGCCGGAGCCATCTTCAAGTGTGAGGCTCATACGTTGCTCGGGGCAGTGAGGTCAGGACAGAGGTTACTCGGTTGGGGCTTCCTTCTTCTTCGACGCCTTGGCTTCGGCGGAGGCCACTTCCTCTTCCACGGCCTTGGCGCGGAACTCGACGTGCTGGTTATTCAGGCGATTTGAGAGAGAGTCCGGTGCCCACGCCGTGAACTCGTCCACGGGGATTTCCTGATCGCGTCCATACGTAGTGCCGTTGACCGTGAATTGAATCTTGGCAAAGAGGCCAGCTTTGAGGTGTGCCATGATACACAGGGGTTGAAGAAATGAAAAGTGGCCACCGTTGCGGGTGGCCACTCAACATACAGCGTTATCGCAGATCAGGACACAGCGGCGTTCATCATGTACCCGAGTTCCGTGGCCACGACCTTAAAGTCGTACGCCATTTCGCCCTCAATACGGTCAGACGCCAGATGCTCCATGCGGAAGCGCTTAATCCGCATACCGGCCAGCGAACCCGTGTTGCCGGTCCAGTTGAAGATGTACCCAGCGGACGGCTCAAGGATCGACGGAGACGGGGCCGCGTACATCAGGAGCGCGTGCTTGCCAGCGAGGAAGCCAGTAGTCTGCGTAGCAGCCCCTTCCTTGGTCGTCGTGCTGACCGCGTTGGACACGACTACACGGTCAACCCCGAAGAAGCGAGCCAGCATTGCCGTGTCGATGGAATCCGCCGACACGTACTTGAACTGGTCGCGGACTTCCGCGTTGCTGCGGAGACCCGTCAACACGTACGGTCCGATCACGAGGACGTTCGGCATAAAGCCAGTGTCGCCGAGAATCTTCATCTTGGCAGCGTCTACGTCCGCACGCGGGGTAGAGCTGGCGGCGTTCCACTTCGTCGACGGCGAGGCATCCGTGCCCCACACGCCAGTCGTGAAATACTTCGCGAAGAACGCTGTTTCACGGCGCGTCAGAAGTTTCTGCGCGACAAAACGGGTAGCCGACGAGTCGAGGGCCAGCACCGAGTCCGCGTTCTCGCGAAGCTGGTCGTCGATGTCCTTGTGGAACGCTTCGACCTTGGTCGAGTAGTTGTCCGTCGAGACAGACAAGCGACCACCCGCCGATTCCGTACCCGGAGCGCGAGGCGCCGCTTCGTCACGGAGAAGTTCTTCCTTGTTCCACTTGTAGTACAGGTCGCTCTGCTTCGCCACGGGGATGATCGGGAAAATCTGATCAGCCACGTAGTTAGTCTGCGTCTGCCACCACGCCACTGCGACGTTCGTCAGCGGAGCATTAACATGCACATCACCCGGCGTGGGGCGTGCCTTACGAATGTTCGTCATGTTCTGTAGTTCTCCGTTGGGTTAGACGACGCCGCTGGCGCAGTTGACAAGCACCGAAATCACTTCGTTCGCGGCAGCCGCTGTTTCCAGCGCGTACCCCACGATAGATGAACCAGTCGTAGCCGAGGCAATAGCCTTGCCCGATCCGTTTGACATCACTGTGCCACATGACGCAATCGCCGCGCCAGCCAGCACAGGGCAGATTCCTTCATGAACGATTTCGCACGGCTCGCCAGCCTTGGGACGGTTCTGAAGAACTCCAAGCACCTTGCCGCCGCTGGTCGTGTTTGCCACGACTTTCCCCGCCGAGTCAAGCGTGACAAACGTGTACTGGAGAGCCGACAGGTCAGCTGCTGCAACCAGCGTACCCGTCTTAAAACTAATAAGTTCGTATGCCATGTCTAAGTCTCCTTAGTAGCTGAGGGTGGCTTCGTAGGCGTCGGGATTCTCTTCCATCGCCTTGGCGATAGCCTGTTCCCGCGTGAGCTTCGGGTTGCTCTTCCGAAGTTCGTCGGCGTGCTTGGTGATGCGCGAGGCGTCATCCGAGTCCGAGCCGAGGTCCCCCACAGCCGCAAACGTCTGCGCCGCGTCAAGGGCCGCGTTGTGCGCCTTGAACACGCGCTCAATCTCGGCAGCTTCGTCGGCGTTCGCCTTACGCAGGAGCGAGGCGACCAGATCGACTTTGCCCGACGCCTTGCCGACAATACTCGTCGCCTTGGCAATGGCTTCAGTCTGGGCCTTCTCTTCCTGCATCTTGGCGACCTGCTCCGTGGCAGCAGTGGCAGCCGCAGTCGCATCCTCGATCATCTTCCGGACTGACTCGGGGAGGTTCTTCATTACGTCCTCCGCCGACTCGCCCTGCTTGTCCTGATACTCAGTGGCTGCCTTGCTCATGCTGTCGTCCTCAGTAGTGGTTGAATCGCTGTCTCCCTCTTCGACGAGGCTAAGGTCTGTTTCGTCAGCCTCACTATCGTCAAAGCCCTCTTCCATCTCCTCGTCCATCTCCATTTCGTCTTCAGCCCCCTCGTCGGAGGCGTCCTTCTCAATCTCTTCCTCGTCGTACCGCTTGGCGAGCGTGACCACAGCGTCGGCGTTGGCGGGGCTATCCACCAACGAAAGTTCGGTCAGTCGCAGCTTCTTGAGTCGTGTTGCCATGTGATCCTCAGTGGGTAAGTGCAGTCAGTTGTTGGTGCGCCACTTGGCCGGGGCCGCTGCCTTTGGCTTCTTGGCTGCGAGTGGCTTCGGATTGCCAGCGTTCCCGCTCGGCTTCCTGCTCATGTCCGGACCCGCAGCGGCATCGTGGTTCGGGTTAAACTTAGCAACCTTCTTGCACTTGCACGGCGACTTACCGCACTTGCACGGCATCTTGCCGTACGAGCCAGACTTGGCGTACTCGCCTTTCTTGCACTTGCACGGCGACTTACCGCACTTGCAGCCGCTCTTCTTGTCCGGCGTGCCGTCGCCCATTGCCTTCATGTGGCCTTGGCCTTTCACGACAAGGAACTTGGTCGCATCCTCAGACGTGACCGGCTCACGGGTCGCACTGCCGCCGATAGAAAACGCCTTGTAGACGCCGCTTTTCACCTTTTCCCACACGGCGTCGTTCGGGACGTGGACGCCGACGTACCAGCCTTCCATGCCGAGGTCGATGCCAAGGGACTTCTGGACTGAGGCGTCAAGCAAGATCGACTCCACGACTTCGCCGACGCCCATCTGACCGTGCATGTCGCCAGCGGTCCGGTGCTTCATGAAGTCATGGATCGCCGAGCGGAGGTCGTCCACGTCGATCACGTCACCTTGACGGTCTTCGATCTGCTGGCCGTTCTTGGAGATGACCGACGCCCAACCGTACACGATCCGCTTGTCCTCGTCGAACTTCATGACGGGGATCGTCGGCTCCAAGAACTTCTCGACCAAGTCATCGACCTCCTGCATAAGCTCGTCGCTGGCAGGGAAGTCGTCTGGCAATGCGTCCGCCACGATGTTCAGTAGGTCGGCGGCAAATTCCTTAGCGTTCATGTTTGCTCCGTAGGGTGAACGGCTCGTCTCTGCTTTTGACGATTACCGAAGGTTGTTGGCGCGAACCCGCATGGCCACAGCAGTCGTCACCAGCGGCGGGTACAGCATGTTGACCTCCTCGTGCGTCAGGCCAGCCGTGTACGCATTGCTCCGGTAGACCGCGATCTGCATGGCGTCGAGGGGCGTGTCGTTGTCGAGAAGTTCGGCCATGACCATGTTGCCGGACTTGCCGACCCGCATCATTGCTGGACGACGCTTCCGTTTGATCGGCTTGGCTTTGCCCACGTAGGCGTTGAATCGGTCCATCTGATCCTTGTTTTCGAGGTCAAGGACGCCGTTCCAGCCGCGACCGGACAGCATCTCCTTGCCGACCTTACTGTCAGCCAGCGCCCATAGCGTTTTTGGATCGGACTCCTTGACTAGCCTGAGCGCCGCCTTCCGCGCCGGGGTCGTTGCCATATTTCTAAGATTGCTCATCAGGTAGCCCATCGAATTGCGGTCTGGCACAAACCCGTACTTGAGCCACGCATAGCCGCCCCGCGACAGGCCAGCGCCGACCTTGACCTTCTTCATGCCGAGCTTCTGGTACTCAGGAATAGAGGCCGCAAAGATGTGCTTAGCGATGTCCTTGCCCTGATAGGCGTCTTCTAGCTCAAAGTAATCGTGCTTGACAGTCTTGGTGTCCATGTCGAACGTCCGAGACATACTGCCAACCGAGTTCCCGCCCTTGGTGGTAGTCAACACGGCGTGCATATCCACCGACCGCGAGTAGCTGTCCCGCTTCAGCGCTCCAAGACGCGCCTTGATGCCGAGGTGCCCGACGCTTTTGAGCATACGAAGCGGCACGTCGGACCCGACAATGCCTTTGCCGAAGGCGTCATCATCGACGCGCCCCGTCTCGTACGACATTATAAAGCCGTCTACGATCTTCTCGGCGGTTCGGGAGGCGTCGGCCTTTGGCTTGGCACGGCGGCGCGTTGCGCCACGGCGCACGGTCCCGCTACTCCGGCGAGTCATCTCGTTCGGGGCCTCAGCGTCGGAGTCGTCCACATCAGAGCTTGGCATTGTGCGGCGATAGGGCGTACTCGGCTCCCCAAACCGAATACCGGCCTTATCGCTGATAGCGAACACGAACGGAGTGTTGTCGATAGACTGCCCAATGTACAGACCGGCTGCGTGCCGAAGGTCTCTGTTAAACCGAGGAGACATTTTTGCTTTTGATGCCTCATCACGCTGATAGGCATACCCCTTGTCTCCCATGTCTACGTAGACAGGCCACTTCACTTCTACGCGAGCCAGCGTTCGGTCTCCTACCGCCCACGTCAGTGACGGTGGCACATAGTCAGTGTGGAGGTCGAACGCTCTCACGTTAAGGAAGCTCCTCAAAGGGCCAGATGCCGCGCCACTGTTGTCGGCAAACCTCGACTGGACCGCGATGTGCCCAAGAGAGTTGATGGTGAACCCCGTAGCGACCAGCGTGTCTCGGTCCATTTCCGATATGGTCGCAGGACGGTGAGACTTGGCACCCTGCCGTGCGCGTGCGGCGTTCCGCTCGGCCTTGGCGTTCGCCTCAATGAGGTTCGCGTCGGCAGCGGTGATCGGCTTACCCAGCGAGTTCCGGCGAATGGCATCTCGCAGAGCGGCCTTTCCGCCACCCGCACCAGTTTCCGGCGCGAACTCGCCACCTTTGCCACCGGGAGTGTCTTTCGGCCAGCGGCGCTGCTTGGCGAGGGCGTGCAGGCTCTTTGCCAGCGACGGCTCTTCCAGCCACTCAACGGTGTCCATGTCCCACATCCAGTCGTGCGCCGAATGCGCCTTGGTGACGACGCGCTTGCCTTTCACGCGGGTCAGGCGCTTGCTCTTGGCAACCATCTCGACCGCGATCCCATACACGGTGTCCGTACTGTACAGCGGCGAGATGCCATGCCCCTTGATTCGACCGATGACCTTGAACTCTGAGTCACGCGGCAGCACGATTTCTACAAATGGGTCGCGGCCAGTAAAAATTGGCAGGACTCGCGTGCCTTTTGGAATAGTGATGCGTGCGACCGCCATCCCAAAATGCGTCAATGCGCTGGCGTCATCGGTACCGGAGGTACTGACAAAGCCACGGTCAACGTAGTGGGCACCGGCTTTTACGCGAGCCAGCTTGTCGTCGCCGATACTGATCCCGCGATGCACGGTGATCGGCTGCTTGAGCGTGACGCCGTGCTTTTTGAACAACCCGTCTATTTCGTTCCGCCACTTAATGACTTCTCGGTAGCTTTCCGCGTCTCCCGGCTCATCATTGCGAACGCGAAGGAGCGCGTTGGTATACCCGTTCTGACGGTACGCGGTGGCAATGCCGTCTGACACCTTCATGCGGGTCTTAACCTCGTCGTACTTGCCTCGGAAGTCCCCTTCCTTTGCGGCGTGTACGGCAACAACAGACTCATGGACCTTCTTGGCCCTGACCACGCCGCTCCATGAGGCGTGCCGTTCTACTTCTGGCAAGGCGTCGAGTGCCGCGACACCACGAGCCGTACGCTCCTTGAGCCTGCCTTTCGGGGTCCGCTCATTGGACACAAACACCGGAGTGCCGCCAACGGTCGCCCATCGACCATCTGCATCGCGAGGCTGAAAGCGATCATACTTCCGCAAGAACTCGACAAGGGTCGTCATGACAGGACCTTTTGCTTAGCAGTAATGAGCGTGATGCACCGGCAGTTGGGGTGCGCCAGTGGTCCGGCCAGCGCTGGCAATCCGTTCGGCGTCTTGAAGAACCCGTTGACTGGCACGCCATTGGGGTTCAACGCCACAATGGTCTTGCAGATCGTGCAGGTCCGCTCGTCCTTCGCGAGGTACCACTTCTTGACGTATGCCTTCGGGTCGAGGTAGCCTCGCGTGATCGTGTCGTTCCAGATTTGCTGCTTCACGGCTTCATACGCCTGCAAGACTTCCGTTCGGGCAATGGTCTCGGTCTCGTGCTTCAACATCCGTTCCGCATAGCGCCGGACCATCTCGTCTACCTTGGCTTCGGGTAAGCCGGTGTTATTCCGCATGGCACGCTGGATCACCGTGTCGTATCGACGGTCTCGCAGTTCTCGCTGGAGGGCTGCCGCCATAACCGCCTTGCGATCCGTGCCGAGCAGGTTGGCGCGATAGTTGGCAACCGCCTGCGCCCCGCGTGCAGAGAGGCCAATGACCTTGTCCTTGCGGAGCGCTGAAGCGATCTCGCGCGGGTGAACGCCACGCCGCACGCCGTCGATGATATGCTGCCGGACGCCTGCGCGTGTGTTACGGGAAAAGTCACTGAGCAGCGACGTGGAATGATTTTGGACTTGTTGTACCACACGCTGGTCTAGCACATCGAAGCGGAACTCCACTGGCGGACCAATGGGCGGCTGAATTGGCCGCAGTGGCGTGATGATCGCTACGCCAAGGTCCTCCATGACGCCGCGCACCGCCAGTCCAAACGGGGCGCGGTAGCGATCCAGTGCTTCTGGCGAGAGCAGGAGGTTGGCAACCCCGTTGTAGTCGCCGTTCTCAATCAGGTCGGCGACCGTAGCTACCCAGTCCGTGCCGTTGATCTCGCTGACCGTCGACAAAATTTCAGCAACAAGCGCTGGAGACAGTGAGTCCACCAGCGCCATCACTATATCCCATTCGTCTGCGGTTGCGCGTCGCTTGTTGACCTCTGTCACCCGAACACCACGTTGTAGAGCAGGCCGAGGAACACGGCACCGAAGACCAGTGCCCCAAGGCTGCCGATGACGAGTGCGAGTGCAATGCCGGACCCACGCAAGAACTGGTACAACACCATCCGGCGCGGGAAGATCAAGGAGTTTTTGGTCATGACGAAGTCTCGGTAGCCTTGGTGGGGAGGTTGGCCAGCGACATGAGCTTGTCTTGCAACGTGTCATCAGGGAACAACGTGGCACCGGCACTAGCCAGCGTCGAGACAAAGCCAGCAAGCGCGGTGATATCGGGAGACTGGAGGTCGCCGTGCGCGAGCTTGGGCATCAACTCACGATCCATGCCGTTCAGATCGTAGAGGCGCGGCAGCAGCACGCGGTTCATGTTGTCCGAGATCACCCCAAGATATGTCGAGACGGCCTTCGCAAACAGAGCCGTCTTATCTGACGACAATGCAAATGACCCGACCTTATCTTGGCCGAGCAGCACGAAGTCGGCGAGGACCGACGTGGCGATCATCTGGTTGAGTCGCGTGATCGTGGGCGTGTGGTCAGACGGACGGCGACCATCGGCCACGATGTAGCTCAGGTCAAACAGCGGCTTGCCATCCGGCCCCGAGTCAGACGGCAGGATGATCGACCCTTGGCGGTCCTGTGCCACCCGATCCGCAGCGGTCTTGTACGCTTGGTATAGGCGCTTCTCGTCTGGCGAGGCAGACTCGGACATGATCTTGGCGGGGAGCCGGAACGCAACAATACCAGCCGAGCGCAGGGCAAGGCGACCTTCAGCCTCCTCCATTAACTGCTTGCGCTTGTACTGGATGTAAGCGTTACGGAAGATCGACCGACCTTCGGGGTTGTTCTTGTCGTTGACGGTGCGGTACAAGAGGCACTTGTTTGCCGGAATGCTGACGATGCCCTTGTATTCGGTCTGCTGTTTGACCGCGACGACGTCACCTACGTCGTTGAACTCCCACTTGTAGATTGTCTCCTGTCCTCGTGGGGCAAGGCGATGGATGCCGATCTTGCCGTCGTCGTACTTGGAGCCGGGGTTGCCAGACGAGGACGCGCCGCGACGGGTCTTGAACACGATCTCTTGCACCGCAAAGCCGTAGGTCAGCATTGACATGGCATCGGCCACCACGTCGTTAAATGGATGGCCCATGTCCTCCAATAGCACGCCTTCCACAAAGTCTGCGTCCGCCTTGGCGGCATCCGACTCGTCCACGGGTTCCACGGTCCACTTTACGCCACGCACCAGCATGGAGATCGCGAACAGGATGGCACCGCAGACGGGGTCATTCAGCGCCATCTCGCGGTAGGCGCGAAGGCCGTTTAACCCGTTGAGCTTGGCAATGAACTCGTCAGTGACAATGCCAGACTGCGGATTGGCACCAACAAGACCCGTCGTACCGATCTCGCCAAACTTGCTGTTGTTAATCGCCATGTGTTATTCGCCGTCGTTGAAGGGACTGTACATCTCGCCAAGGACCGGCAGGACAAGGGGTACGTCGTTGTCAGCCAGTTCTGCCAGCTTGTTCATCGCACCAGAGGCGGCATCGACCATGTCGTCGTTGCGTCCGCCGCCGTCCGGCCCGAAAGAACACAGTTCGTCAAGGAACTCACCGTTCCACTCCCCTTCGACGATCCACACGTTGCCTAGCTCTGCCTGTGCGGCCAAGGGTTCGGCACGCAGGAACTTGGACTTGGTCGCTGGCTCAACGTAAAGGCTGAACGCGGACAGCACGCGGGTCGCTGCCGCAATGCGCTCGGCACCACCAATGCCAGCCTCTTGCTCCAAGCCAAGCCGGAGCCGATGAAGACCCCCGAACTCGTTGGCGACCGCGTACGCTTCCTGCTTAATAAAGTGATCGCGCCGTGCGGGTGAATACTGGCCACGCGCTACCTTGTGGATAATAAAGCGCCCTTCCGGTGTGCGAACCATTGCACAGCCAGCCGTGTAATCGGCACCCGCGCTGACGTTACCGTCTGTGCCAGCCAAGTCGAAGTGCATGACCAGCAAGCCGGGGCCGAGGTATGGCTCCTTGAGGACGTGAAACCACTGCCACTGGAACATCGTACCTTCGCGTGGGCGAGGCCGCTGTTGGTACAGTGCCGCAAAGTAATGCCGCCCCTTGCTCTGCTCTTTGAGCAAGTCGTCAATCGTGAACCACGCAGGGTTGAGTGCGTCGCCGTCATCACGCGGATCAGAGTCGTCCTCGTCCGTACACCATGAGGGCCACTCCTCCATGTCTGCGCTATCTTTGATCGCTTGGAAGCAGAGAACGTGCCAGCGCTCCGCCGTTTTCTCGGACGAGGTGCGCTCTGTGGCCAGCAGCCACCCGAGAATATCGTTTTCGTGCCAACGGGTGCCAACGACCACGACAGCCGAGGCAGAGCCATCAGCCTGTCGCCGCTGCTTACGGGACGAAAAGGTTGACGAGTACCAGTCAATGTTCCGGCGCTGTGTTGTCACGGACGCGGCCTCCTGCGCGTTCTTGGTCGGGTCATCCAAGATCAGCAGGTTGGCGCCTTTACCAGTCAGCGTGCCGCCAATACCGTCTGCCCACAGTCCGCCACCGCTGGTCGTGCGCCAGTTCTTTGTAGCACGGGACGCAGTAGACTGGCCATCGTCATGGCGGAAAAACAAGTCGCGTGCCGCACCCGCTAACTCATACGCAAGGTCGGCACCATAGGACACGAGGCCGACGTTCCGCTTCGGATGCCGATACAGGTAGTACGCAGGGAAAAGGCGTGAGACCAGTTCCGACTTGCCGTGGCGTGGCGGCATGAAGATCATCACTCGCGTCCGCGACCCGTCTGCCACGTCTTGCAGTACGCGGATCAGTACGTCGAGGTACCAGTGAAACTCAAACTCGGGCTTGACCAGTGCAATAAACTGCCGAAAGCTCAGAACCGGCTTTACGTCGAGCAGCAGTAGGTCCAGTTCCTTTCGCTCTTTGGGCGTCAAGAACTGAATCCACGAATACTCGCTGCCTTCAAACGTCACCCCGTCACCGAGGACGCGCTGCTCCACCTTTTTGCGCGTGCGGTCGGCCTTGCGTCGTACGGTGCGCGGGAGTGTGTGGCTCATGCGGTTTCTCGCAAACGTAGTGCGTTGACTGCGGAAAGAAGCTTCTCGCATTCGTCCAACCCGAACTCCGAACCATCCGAGAAGGCCCACGCCTTTGCCGCCTCAATCACCGCAGCCATCTCGGGTGTGAGGATGCTCAGACAAATGCAGCGGTAGTCGCCACATTTGTCGCATAGTTCTTTCACGTCACTCATTGCACCTTTTTCGCGTTGCGTTGCTTGCGCTGTGCGGCCTTTCGCGTGACTTCGCGGTCCACACATATCTGACACGGTGAGAACTCGCATCCGTAAGTGTCATGTTCGGCTTCCGCATCCAACCCTTGCTCGGTCAGCCAATCGGCCATGTCACTCATGGCGTGGCCTCCGAGAGGGCGGCGGTGAGGATGGCGCGGATGGTTGACACGTCCAGCAAACTACGGAGAGAAGGCGCAGACCACTTTCGGTATTCAGTGCTCGCCCGTTCCACCATCGCATCCGTCACCACCCGAAGCGCATCGCGCTCGGCACGCGCCTCGTCCCGCTGTTGAGCGGACACTTTCATGTCCTCAATGGCGCTGGTGGCCCAATCCGCTGAATGCTTCGCGGACTGAATAGCGTCGTCCCGCTCACGGGTGAGGGTGTCGATGTGGTCGATGAGTGCGCCGGGGTACGCTTCCAAACGCTCGAAGTCGTCATCGTACACCACCCATGCGTTAACGTCAACAAGGATTTTGCGGATGCGCCGCAACGCTCGCACCGCTTCCGGCTCCTTCACGTCCGTCATACGTTCTTCTCCAGCGCACAGAGCGCGTCGACGGCTATGTGCAGATCGACCCGCATGAAAAGGTTGTCTGGCAGTTTTTGCCACGCCTTCGCCGCCGCAATCACGGCCTGTTCCGCGTCCCGGTGCGCTCGCAGCTTTGCCGCCGAGAAGCACGAGTGCGGCAAGATGGAGTGCGTCATCTGCTCGCACGTTGTGCAATACACGGGAGGCATCATACGGGCCTCGTTGTATTCGCGTGCGAGTTGTCGCTTCCGGTATTGAGCGTCCACTACACGTCCTCGTCTAAGGGTTCTACGACGGCAATTTCGAGCGGCTCCGCGTCCTTGAGGCGGCGGGTCTGTCTTTGTAAGGCCAGTGCCTTGAGTGCTTCAATGCGTGCTAACCGCTCTTCGGTTTCCAGCTGAACACCCGCATCTTGTGCGGCCACATCGGCGACTGGGGCAAAGCCATTGCCAGTGCCGTACCGCTCGACCGCCCATCGCGAGCGACGACGACGCTCCAGTAGGTACTTGGCCGTCGAGACGTTCTTGTTTTCGACAGCATCAGCCCGAAGCACGAGAACGAGTTCGTTCTCAGACATGGCTTCGTTGTACAGCACCTCATCGTAGAACGTGCGGAACTCCCCTTCGCGCTGCTTTTCACCACGCACCATCGCACGCTTGAACGTGGTGTAGTCGATCCGTGCCGCACGCACTGCTGGCATCCGTGGGGCACCAGCACGTAGCAGCGAAAACAGGATACGCGCCTTCAACGGGTCTATCGCTGGAACCGTGGCCGATGGCCGTGCTGGCTGGCCACTTAGGTTCGGCAGGTCAAGCGCGTCTTGCACGAGGTCTCCACGAAGTCACGAGATAAAGAGGGTTACTGGCGCTGCTTTGCTACGTGCTATAGTTAGACGGCGGTATGGTGTCCGTCGGTTTTTAGATCGGACGATGTGACGCTCATGAGCCGCTGCCCCGCATCCAGACGTACTGGAGAATGGCGCCAAGGAACACGGCGAAGTTGACCGACAATCGCCCCGCGTTTGGCTCAATGGTCCGTTCGTCGCGAATAGCGGCACGAACCGCACGGACACTACACACCAAGAACGTCACGCCAAAAACCCACACTGGCAGCGAGAGCGGAAGTGTCAAGGAAAGGGTCACGTTGTGAAAATCCTCGTGTGGAAGGAAGCGTCTTCGGTGACAGGCATGACTACTCCGAGGCGGGAGGAGCAATAAGCGTGCCTATCATGTCGCGACGCTCGACCATCACGCGGACCGTCTTGTCGGCGCGTTTCACCATGTCAGCAGCGACGTGGGGCTTCAGGTTCGGATGCAGCGCGACCAAATGATCAGCGGTGACGTTGCCTGCCGAATGCACAATCGAGAGTGCGAGTGCGTCTTTCTTGGTAATCCGTTGCGTGGCCATCAGGTCTCCTTGGTAAGTGGGGGTTGCCTACGAGACTGCAACATAACTGGCTTTCGCTCAGTTGGCGCGGGGGGGTCAATACCAATGAGCTTTGCGCCTTCCAGAAAGCGCTTTTCGATTCGCAGGATGCTTTTGTTGATCGCGCGGCGGTTGGGCGCCTGACCGAGCAAAACGCTGCCAACCAACTCCTTCTCAATGTCTCGACACGCGGCTGCGACCGTTTCGGCGTGCTGCTTGAGCAGCCGAACGTGTTTGAGGATTTCGGGGTCTTTCATGCCTGCCTCGCCAGAAACTCCGCCAATACCGCCTCGCGTGCCTTGGCATCGACCGCATTGACAGGCGGGGCTTGAAACGTAGAAGGCGCTCTTTGCTCGTCTGCAAGCTCTCGTGCGGCGACGGCGATAGCATGGAGTGGAGCAATGTACAGCTTTGGCCTGTACGTCAGGGCGTGGTACACGCGGTTGCGAGAAATTGCCGACCGCTTGGCCACTGCCGCGAACGGCATCTGCGGAAGAAGGCGACGTGCCGCCTCATAGGCGACATCCCGCGCCTGTTCTACTTCGCGCATTTTCTCTAACAGGGCTTTTGCCGCGACCTCAAACGCGACGTGATCGGCATAGCGGTCTCTTCCGGTTGGCGTGTTGTAGCGATCCATTATGACTCCGGGATATTGTTACTGCGCGGCATGTTTGTGCGGTCGGCGAGGTCGATCCGCAACAGGATGTTGTGGCGGTTTGTGAGCATGGTCAGGGAGAGCATGGCGGCGTCGATCTCCACCATCTGTGCCTTTTCGGCCTGTGAGCGCTCTAGGAACGCGAGATAGTCAGGGTGTGCGTGCGCAAGATCGTCAATGGCCGCGTCGGTGAGGCGTCCAGCCATCGTGCGCTGACTTGGTGCAAGCGCGTTGCGGCGTATCCCGATGCGAAGCCGCGCCAACAACGCTTTGCGGTCATGGTCAAACGTGCCGTTCGTGCCGTGGATCGCACGCAGCGGGGCCACGCTGACCGACGCATCTAAGTACGAGGCAAGCGCATCATCCATTGGGGTGACGCCGAGCGCACGCTCTTTGTCGTTGGCTTCGTCTGGCGATAGGATAAACGTCATTCGATCACCCACGAGTCGTGGCCTCCGTCGCTGTCCCACTCGCTCTCTGGCACGTTGTTTCGCTCAAGGATCGCTTGCTTGGCGTCACGAATCACGTCGTCCATCGGTCGACCATAGAACGGGGCTGGCAGATCGCGCTTGTGATGACGATACAGCGCGACCAGCGCATTAAACGCCTTGGCGTGGCGGAACGCCATCAAGAAATCGTCCCGATAGCTGTGGTCGAGGCTGCTGCCGAACACATCGACCAACAACGGGTCAAGGTCTGTAAACACACGGTCCGCGCTAAACTTGTTGTCAGCCATGCGCGGCCTCCAGTTCGGCAGCGAGCGCCATCGTTTCGGCGTCTGTCAGTGGGCGACGCGAGCGGCGAAGCTTGAGGAGCGCGAGGCCAGACGGCTGTGGGCGCAAATCCTCCACTTCAAAGCCGGAGCATGGACCCTCTGGCGACTTGCGATCAACCAGTAGGTCAATGCTGACGCCGAGCGCATCGGCAATCGTGACGGCCATGTGCATTGGGATGGCACGACGCATCGTTTCGATCTGCGAAAGCATCACCGGATTTAAGCCAGTGAGTTCACCAAGCTGCACTTGCGACCACCCCGCCGCACGGCGCAGCGCTTTCAGGTGAACAGCGCGGATATTGTTGGAGCGTCGGTTTGACGGCGGCACATAACCTCGGGTTAAAAGAAAACCTGCCTCGTCATATTAACGAGACAGGTAACTTTTGCAACCCCATGCTATCGCCTTTCTATCGTCTTTCGATTTCCGCTAAGGCATTGAGCATCTTGTCGGCAGCCTCTTTGACTTCGGCCCACGATGGCGACTCTCCATGCGAGCCGTCAAACTTTATCCCGAACAGATAGGCACGCCATATCTGACAGAAAGAAACCAGCGCCGCGTCGTTTGCCTGAGCGTCTGTCATTACAGGATAATCTTGGTGGCGGGAGGAGGCGGTTCGTACGACTGACGCAGCGCGTCGAGGATGGCACGGAGCGCGTCGTCAACAGCGGCCCGAGCGACAGCGACTGGATTACGCGCCAAGCGTAACTGCATCGGGTTGATCTCAGCAGACAGGAGAAGCATGTCATCCGGCTTGGTCATCCATCCAGCTGATGCACCAACGCGCATCCCCAGCGCAACAACGACACCATCGTCAGACACAATTGGCTGGATACCGATGCGGATACGTATGTCGTTTGCCCACGCCAGTTCAATTGGCACAGCGTCGGTCTGAACCGGCTCGGCCAGCGTTGGCTCAGCAGGGGCGGCAGAAGTCTCGGACATAGCTTGGCGAGTTAAGGTGTCCCACGTAGACCGTAGGATGATGGCGACTTCACAATCACTGACGCTATAGCCCCGCTGATTTGACAGCCACGGTGCGCCAGTAATGTGGTCAAAGAGCAATGAGCCGTCCGGCTTTCGGACGGCCCATGCAAAGACTGGCTTCACTGCCGGACTATATACAGCACGCCATCGCTAGTCGTAAACTGCTCTATCCCAATAGGCTCCACGTCTTGATTGAGGAACATCATGGCGACTATGACACTGCTTGCGTCGATGTCAGCGTCAGCGAAGTGGTCGAGCAGCCACGCGGGATACCCACCAGCGTCACGAGACCAGCAGATGCTTGGATTGGCTTCCAGCGGCACGATTGCCGCCGCAAACACGGCCCCGCCAAGTGGAGCGACTGCCTCACCAAACTCGACCGAGGCAATCGTCGCGTTATGGTCAGCAACCACCCAGCACGGCATGACCGTCAACTGCGGCTCGTCTCCAATGTTACTCGGGGAAGAGTTCGTCAGTGTCGTCACGTTCGTCTCCGTCTTCAATGGTCAGGTCCGACACCATCGCGTTAAACAGGGTATACTGACCTTCCAGCTGATCCATCATGTCTTCAGTCGTTCCCATAAGGGCAACGACGTTGTCTTTGCTAGCACTAACGCCATCTAACTGCTTGGCGACGCGCTCCAGCGACTTCACGTAGACACTCAAAGCCGTCAGCGTGATTTCGTGCTGACGGCGTGTAGCGATGTCAACCGTGTACGGGACAAACTGGTCGGCAACTAGCTCGTCGACTTCGGTGATGTTACTTGGCATCAGATGATCCGTGGTGTGGGGGGTCCTCAACAATCCAGTCAGGATGCACCGGAGCCGGAAGGTCGGTCTCCTGTGCCTGCCGGAGGATGCACTGCACTTTCCCGCGATACCGCTTGCACTCTGCGCCGACTGGCGACTGTGCGTGAGGCCGCGACTGCCCATTGTCGCGAATCCGGACGACAATCACCCATCCGGCATCCGTGTCGAACTCTACGACTGGCGACACGTACACCCCGTTCAAGTACACGGTGGCGCGTTTTACCAACGGAGCAGAGTAGAACGGCGAAACAGGGACCGCAGACAGTCGCATGTGAGAGTCGGAAAGAGAAAAAGATAACCCTACCTTGCGCCACTCAAAGGCAAACAAGGTAGGGTTACTATCTGCCATACGAGATACTACGCCGTCTGATCGCTTACGTCAAGCACCTTTGTTGGCACAAGTCGCTCGCAGCCCATTGCTGTCAGCAAATGCTCGGCAAGGAAGTACGGCATATTGCTGTCCAGCCCAACGGTCGTCAAGAAACCTTTGGCTTGCGCCGACGTGTCGAACACCATCACGACAATGTGATCGGCTCGCAGGTCTTCGCGGTTGCCGTCCCGATGCTTGTTGCGTGCCGCCTTGATTTCCATGATATCAAGCGCAGCCTGCTGCACCGCGTCAGGCGGCGGCGTACCGGGGATTTCTGCCATCTGCTCTGGACTGTCAAACGTGGTATCTGGCAGATACTTCTTGATGAAGTCGACAACCGTTTCCGTGGGGAACAACTGCTGGAGGTCCGAAGCGTCAAAGCCAGCTGCGAAGGGCGACGTGTTGCCATCGCGAAACAGCATCTCCAGCTTGGCGGTGTCCCACCCGCCTTGCGTGGTCTCATTGTTCAGAAACACGTTCAGCTGGCGTTCTTTTTCTGGCGAGAGATTTACCGCCGACACAGGGACGAGATAGTCTTCGCCTTCCGCGTGCTGCCGGTCGAGAATCGACAACCGCTGATGTCCACCGACCAAGATGCCCGTAGCTTCGTTCCAGACCAGCGTCTCAACCAACCCGAACTCTTCGATGCCTTCGGCCAGCTTGTTCAGGACGTACGGATCAATGTCACGCGGGTTGTAGTCCGCTTTCTGGATTTGGCTGCGCGGTATCTCCAGAAACCGGAAGCGCTTTGTGCCCTCGGCTTTCGGCGCGGACGGCGGCGGCGTTGGCGAAGGGGAAGTCTCGGCAGAGCTTGGCGTAGTCATCAGGAAAGTGATCTCGGAGGGTGAGAATCGTGTCGGCTTCAAACGGCGAGCGGAGCGAACGGCCAAAGATACGATACTGCGGGTTCAGTGGCACACCACGCTCCGACAAGTACTCTTTGACTTGCTGGTGCGACCAGTCCGCCAGCGGAAAGGCGCGGTACCGTGCTGGCTGCACCGACCCCCATGAAGAAATCTGTGCGCGACGCTCCAGTGAGTCCAGCTTTTTCTCGCCGGTTACGAGCCACTTAATGCCGTAGTGGGCGCGTGCGCGTTCCCAAATATCACGGAAGTTGATCAGCTGGAGCGACGGGGTTGGCGCACAGTATTCGCCAATCTTGTAGTACAGGATGCGGTCTGGCGTCGGCAAGTACAGCACGGGGCCAAGATCGTAGGCCTTAGCTAGCTCTTCCACGTACTCTTCCCACACGGCCATGCCGCGCACAATGTAGAGAAAGTACGGGTACACCTTGATGCCGTACCGATGACACAGGTCGAGGCACGCGACGGAATCTTTGCCGCCAGATAGCCCAAGAACGACTTCTTTAGTCGTCTTGGACAGCCAATGGATAGGCTGGAAATGACTTGCCGCCAGCGGGTTGGCTGACGGCAAGTTCATGACAATCCGGTCTGGAGAGTGTGTGGGGGTCCTCTCCATCAGATCAACCCTGCGAAGAACGGCCCGAGCGCTCACGCGGGGTCATCTTCACGCCAGACAGCGCAGAAAGCTGACGACGAGCAGCCATCTTTTCCTTCTGCGTTTCGTTACGGCCAACAGCCTGACCCGACCGCTTAAGCTTGCGAGCAATCTTGGTCGTGGTGCGCTCAATCTTCTTCGGAGCCGAAGCCTTCTTCTTCGCAGAAACGCGACGCGGGGGCATAATGTATTCTCCTGTGACGCCTCAGCAAATGCCCACAGACCGGAGTGGTAGTCGGCACCATGACTGATCGGCTACTCCTTAGACGCACTACCAAAGAGGCGGTCATACTCGGCAAACGCGACCGGCAAAAAGTCCCACAAGCCACCCTTTCGCACGACTTGCGGCAGAAACGACTCGACGCGGCCATCGCGCACGGTCCGCACGTCTACCCACTCTGGCGGCTGGAGAATACGACGCACGTCCATGAACAGCCACATCATGTCGAGTCGGTGATCGTACAGCAAGATAAAGCCAATATGCCCCTTGGCTTGTAACCGCATCAAGTACGCGATTTGGTGCCGGTCGCGGGTAGAGTGGCTGTACGTAGAGTTCTTGCTGATCGACTTCGCGTCGAACGCGATCTGTTTGTTTCCGTACTTTCCGCCGATGAGGTCGCCGTCAAAATCGACCTCCGAAAGACCCGCGAGCCGGACGGAATGCGGTGCGGATCGACTAGCGGGGTAGCAGCGGCGGATATCGGCGACCGCTTCTTCGCGGTAGTGGTCGCAGACTTCGACGATGGCTTTCTCAAACGCACGGCCAGCGGAGTTGGCCCGACTGCCGAGACTGGAGTAGTCTTGCGACATAGCGACTCTGGGTTAAGGACTACGGCAAGATAATCCCATGCCGCAGGACGGCCAGCGACGTACGGCGCACGCGCAGGGACCGTATAGAAAAGCGGCGTCGCTTGGCGCGAGCCGCGTGTGTCAGTGCGAAGGGCGACACGTTCACCGCGTGCTAAGGCGTCCAATGCGTCGCCGCCGACGACATAAGCTAACGACCGCGAATTGTCGCAAATCAGCAAAAACGCCAGCGCCCCGCAGTCACGCGCACTCACCAGCGCGTGAATCTGGTGCTGGTCCCGCTCATCGTACGCGAACGAAGCGGCGTTTTCTCGGGCCTTGGCATCAAAGCAGATGGCGCGGCCACCAGCGACCACGCCAAAAAAATCGACTGGACCGGCTTTTGCCAGCCGCATCTTCCCCGGAGGACCAACAGCCTCCGGATGGACACGCTCAATGTGGGCCAACTGGCGGCGGCGGTACACATCGTTGGCTTGTTCAAGCTCTTTCTCAAACTGCTGGCCATTGGCTTTCCCGCGCTTGCCTCCAGCACTGCGAGCCGCTGCGCTCGGGCCTCCACGAGAAAACGGCATGGCGTATTGCTTCACGACTCAAAAACCTCAGCGGGTGCCGTATCGGCGGCACGGACCATCGACATGGTGTAGTTCGGTTCGACCACGCGGCCAGCACGGAAGCCAAGCGGGATAGTAATGTTTGATCCGCCGCCGACACGCCGCTTCATAATCCGCACGCCGACCGTATTCGGCAAGAGCATATCCGCAAGTGGGCGTCGGCCTTCCTTCACGTCCTTCTCCAACTGCACGTCGCCTTCCATTGCGGGACGCCGAATCCGGTGCAAGCCAAGAAAGAGGTCGGCTAACTGCTCCTTGCGCTGCCCCATAAACACGTCGGACGGAATCGGCGGCGTAGCGCGACCAAAGACCCCTCCGCGCCGTGTAGCGTCGTTGTTCATCTGCGACGTGGCAAACGTCCGCATTTTGCTGCCCCGCGCCTTCGCTTGCCGCATCCGGCGATGGACCGTACTGATAATCGTGTTGCTCAAGGTGATGCCAGACGCACCATTGCCCGTGTCCTCGGTGTGATCCAAGTGGTCAATGATGGCTACGTCCGCATCAAATTGAAACGCATCGTTGTAAAACGCGTCCAAAGTTGCTGCGCTCAAAGTCGTCATCGGGTGTGGCCAAATCGTGCGGCTAAACTTGATCGCCATGTGGCTGATCTCATTCTTGACTGACTCGCGTATCTCGCGTGCATTCCGCATAGTGAGATACGCACCCGTGCCAATGATCTCGTAGTTAATGCCAAGGCGTAGGCACGCCCACTGCTGCATCAGCACATCAGTCGGCGTCTCCAGAAAGCCAGCGCACACGCGGACGCCATCTTCGGCCCATCCGTCCAGCAGCGACAACATAAACGAGCTTTTGCCGCCTTCCGGAGGCGCCGCCAGAATCACAATGCGATTCGGGCCGACACCACCAACGGCACGGTCCAGTGACGGCCACGGAAAGTGGATAAAATCCTCTTCGCCAAGCTCCATCCCCACCATTGCGTCGGCAGCCGACGTGGCGGTGTCCTCGTACGACCGGAGTTCAGCTTTCGCGGTGTGGCGTTCTTGAAACGAGAGGGCTTCGCTCATGATGTGCCAGACAGGTGAAAGGAAAGGGTAGCGGTATGTCCAGCGCAAACCGGATCAATAGAACGATGAGCAGCAATCACGTCGTTGTACTCCTGTAAGCCGCGTTCATGGTACCCGCGCAGCGATTCGTACGCACGAAGCAAGGCGGCGGAAAGAGGGAAAGTCGGCGGCAGATCGAACCGCAAGTACAACGCAGCACGCATCCCGCTCATCGCCTCAACAATCTCAGACGCAAGATCGTCTTGCTCTGCCGAATACGACACGAAGCCGAAGGCGTCAAACGCGGGTGGCTTAAACTCACCATACCGCCGCGCAAACGATTCCGGTGTCAGGAATTTCCGCTGATGATCAGGCGTAGACACCCACGCCGACTGCCATCGCGCCAGCACATCGGAGCGACCGAAGGTCGCTTCTAGCGCCTTAAAGGTCTTGGCCGCACGAGCGGCTGGCAGGGCAGCAGTTGCCGTGCCAGCGCCAGTGGCCCATGCCTCCAAGTACGCGGTCAACCATGTCGTCTTGGAGGCCGTGATCATTCCGTGCCGCCGCGCAGCGTCGCGATCACCGCGAGGGCGTGTTGAACGCGGTACCGTGCTGACTCCAACGCAGCCTGTGCGCCGAGCTTCGCCGCGACGGTCTCGCGTTTCTTCTTCAACAGCGCCCAATACTCGCCGTCCGTTTCCACGATGGCTTCGGCAGAAGAGGCCGAGTGTGGCTTCTTCGTGACGGCGTTCTCGCTGCCCATGATCCGACCAATGGCGGCGTACTTCACCAGTGGGCGCGAATCTTCAATCAGCATTTCCTCGGAGACAAGATCGCGGTACTTCTTGGCGGCGGCGGTGTGCTGATCCAACAGGTCAAGGAAGCTGCTCATGAGAGGGGTCCAGTGAAAGGATGTTGTGCCGAGGAAGGAACGTCCGAACTCCGCGCTTGTGCGCCTTGAGCGAGTTCGTCGTGGTATAGCCGTACGCAATCCACGACCTGCGCGGGAACGCGGCGGCAAGGATGCGCGGATCGCCGCGATACTGGAGGCGGTCCAAGATGTGCCGCACGTCGTTCACCGAAACAGGGCGACGTTCGCGTAGCCACACTTTCATGGCTTCGTCTTGCAGGCGGGTAGTCACATCTTCCGCCTTGGCCTCAAACAAGTCGAGGAATACGTCCGCAGGATGCGTCATAGGTCTCCCGTGTAGATCATCAAGTCTTTGGAGGCGCGTGTGATGGCGGTGTACAGCCATTGGGCACGAAGCGCCGGATCACGTTTACCGAAACCATCGTCTACGAGGCAGACGCTGTCCCATTCCGAGCCTTGCGCCTTGTGAACCGTCAGCGCGTAGCCGAAGTCGAGCGGCGTCTTGTCGCGGTCATACTGGAGCGGCGGCTGCGGGGCACGCAGGTCGTCGTACTGCCGGAACACCGCGCCGTCGATGAACAGATCGGACATTAAGCGGCCCTCGTACATTACATCGCCGCGCAAGTCCTCGTTATCAGTCCACACGGCGGTAGACGCCATCGACCCGATGACGCCGTTAAAAATGCCAAGGTCTTTGTTGTTTCGCAGGACAATGATCGGCTCGCCTTGCTGTGGAGCCTTGGGTGGCGTAGTCGTGCCAAGCATCTGGCACCGCTCGTTCCAGTTGAGCGTACGGCGGATCACGTTTGACCCTGTCAAATACTGACCATCAAAATGCGCGAACGCCTCACGGTCCGCCGTGACCGTGGCCGATCCAGTCTCGTGGGCCACATGGCCGCGCCGGATCGGCTTGCCTTCGCGTGCGAGCGTCGCCAACCGAATAATCGGGTTCTCCTTGGCCTGCCGATGTACCTCGGTCAAAAGCGCGTCTGGCGCGGTTGTCGTGAAGAAGCCAGCACCGGACGGCGGCGGCAACTGGCCGGGGTCACCAAGCACTAACACCGGCTTGTTGAACGAGAGAATGTCGCGGCCCAACTTCTCGTCCACCATCGAACACTCGTCAAGAATCAGCAACGCGGCGCTTGACAGTGGGCCGTCACGGTTCACAATCCACCGATGCTTGTTGGCGTTAGCGACCACAGCGCGAATCTTCCGCACGATCTGGCCGCGCTGCACGGGGTCCTCGGTAAGGTCGAGAGCCGCACGTAACGCGATCTCTTCTTCGTCGATGAAGCTGTCCACCGTGTACACCAGCGAGTGCAGCGTCTGAGCCGTGGCGCACCCCTTCGCACGCATCACCGATGCCGCCTTGCCCGTGTACGCGGCAAACTGCACCGGACCGTCGATGGTGTCGGCGATGGTGCGAGCCAGCGTCGTCTTGCCAGTGCCAGCGTACCCGAACAACCGCAACATCTGCTGGCCGTTTTCTTCGTCAAGCCAGCGATCAATCTGCTGTAGTGCCTTCTCCTGCTGGGGACTCCAATCCATCGTGCTGAACCTCGGTGAGAGCGGTGGACGGCTCGGCCATCCACTCGGGGTAATTGCTGGCAAACATGTCGCAGAGGTCCGGTGCGCCTTTGCGGAGCTTCGCCAACCGTTTTTGTACGTGACGCCGATGGTGCGGGTTGCTCGGATTCAGCGACGTGTCGAGGTCCATCGCACGCGGAAGGTAAAACGCCTCCGAAAACCGCGCCGCCGTCGATGGAATAAACAACCCCGCTTCGCGCAGCTTGTCGAGCGCTAGCGTGACCTGCGCGACCGACAGCGCCGTGAGCCGCGCCAACGAACTGTGGATAAACGGGGCGTTGTCCACATACGGCTTTCGTGCGATGGCCATTAACGCAAGGTACGTGATGCGCGTGCCAGCTTGCAGCCCTTCCATGTCTGGATGTTCCATAAGCATCCCAAGCATGGTGTCATTCGTGGTCCTACGTGGCATGTTTTGCGGTCTCCTCTTCACTCCACACTTTGAGTCGAGCCGGAGCCTCACCCTTCGCGACCGCACGAGCGTACATCAGCTTTGACCAGAGATAATGCCATCGACGCTCTTTCTTGACCCACTTCGACACTGGTAAGCCAGACACGACTTCGACCGTGCCAATGTCTATCGCCATCGGGTGATGTACGTCGAGTTCGCTCACTGGCCGTCCAAGCATCGAACTCGCGCATTGCGTCGAGATTGCCGTGGGAAACAGCGAAGGGTGGTGTCGCGTCTTGCACGACTCGCATGGTCGCAAGTCTATACGCATAGCTGTACCTCCCCTTCGCTGGCTTTCACGGCAATGTCGTAGCAGGTCTCGCGGTCCTCGGCCCACCCAACAGTCCGTGTGACACCACGCTCTTTGATCCGCCGCCCACGGATCAAAGAGGTGATGACGTGCATCCATGCCGCGTGTTCGTCGCCAGCATACCGCGCCAGAATCATCTGCCGGAAGTATTCACGGATGGCCCAGTTCCGCAGCTTCGTCGGCATGTCTCGGGCAGGAGGCGTCGGCATCAGAACGGCAGGTCGTCGCCAAGGGCTTCAGCGGCAACCTTCGCCGCACTCCACGCCTCGTCAGCCGTGGTGGTCGTGCCAGTCGCACTCGCAGTCTCTGGCCCCTTCGGCGCAGAGGGGGCAGAAGCGGTAGTCGTCGATTGAGACTCCTCCTTGCCGATACGGGTCGCAACATGGCGATCCACGGCTTCAATCAGGTCCTTAAACTTGGCGGCGTCCTTGTCAGCGGCCCAATCGCGCATGTTCACCAGTTCTTCGACCGGCATATCCTTAAACATGATCCCCTTACTCTTGCCAAATGGCACCTTTTTGTCGCCGTCTGGCTTGTCGGCTACTAGCGTGCGGGAGTGGTCGGCGGGCGTCGATGTGTCGTTGCCGAGACCAAGATGCTCACGAGGCATATCCTCTACGTCCTGCGTGAAGATGTCAGCAATAGCGAGTGCCATGATGACCGCGCCCACCTTGGCACGCTTCTGCGCCATCTTGTCCATCGTGTTCTCGCACTCACGCGCATCGTTGTACATCGGGGAACGCGAGCCGTTGGACTTTCGGAAAAACCGATCTTCGGCGCTATTGCAGGAACCAGAACACGCGGCGAGCGCTGCACCCGTGGCCGTGTCGTAGATGGTCACCGTGTACGTCTTGCTGGCAAACTCGGGCGTCATCGTGGACGCCATCAGCTTCGGCACCGCGTGCAACCGGAAGCCGACGACGAGCTTGTCGGCACCGGGCTGGTACAGGCTCGGCTTGCGGGTGCCGGGGACGACGCCATAATCGTGGCCGTCCACCATCGCATCTTTGATGATCTGCGCCATTGACCGCTGGTGGGCGATCATGTGCGCCAGCGCTGCCTTGGCGTCGTACATCACCGGCGAATAGGCGACCTCGTCGGGCTGGCGTGACAGCGGGCTGTGAACTGGCGCGGAGAGTGCGTTTGACATGAAAATGTCCCGAAGAAAAGCCATGCTCCGAGCCAGCAGCGGAGGTGCGCTGGCGAAGAGCATGGCAGGGTGAGAGGAAGTCGTCGTTGGCGGTTTCAGTAAGTGGACTTACAACGTACTGTCGGGTGCTGGCTAGCGGTAGTGCTACACCTCAAAGTCAGGGTCATCGTCCGAATCTTCATGGAACGAGTCGTCCTCTTCGTCCTCGTGGTCGTCCTCTTCGTCCTCGTGGCGGGTTGCCGTGACCGTGACTTCTTCGGAGACGTACGCGGCCTCGAAAGCATCCGTCGCCATATTGAGCGTGAGCCTGACTGGAGGGTCCATGTAGTTGTGCAACGCTACCTCCGGCGCGTTGTTGTGTGGATTATTGTTCGTGGGCACGAACTGCGGATTGACGATGTCGGACGATCCGGTCATGACGAGTTCAGACACCATGCGAGCGGCATCCTCTGCCGAAGAGCGGGCGGCGTGGAGTGCAAGCAGAAGCGAGGGAGCAAGCGCATCAACGCCAGCGAACACGGCAGCCACGGCATCCACGGCATACCGACGCACCGTGACGATAGAGAACTCGCGGTGCCTACGCTCCACCAACGTCAGACACACGGGCGTGTCGGACGTGTCGTAATACAACGTCTGCTCAACCGCGACGCCTTCGGTTTCCACGAACGTACGGGACAAGACGGCACCGTAGATGCGAAGGTTTGTCGCGGTGCGTCGGTTCCGACCGGGGATAACGATAATGAACTCGCAGAGACGCATTTTGTTGTTGATGGCATCGGCAGTAGAGGGCGAGTTTACTTCGGTGGTGCGCGGCGCAGTGTTGGCTGGCATGGTGGCTCCTGAACGTGGTGAAAGAAGCGGCTGGCGGGCCGCACAGCAGGCGTGCCGTGCGGCCAACCAGCGCTAAAAACTTATCGCGCCGTGAAGAACGACGTGAGGCGAGCGAAGGCGTGGAACGCCGACTCCGGGATACCGACCGACGTGTGCGAGTACTTCGCCGTAACGCCAGAGCCAATGCGGATCGTCACGACCAAGTGATTGCGCGAGTCCTTGAGCGCGTACACGCGGGCTTCGCCGCCGTTGTCGAGTCGGGCCGTGATCATGCGGAGTCCGCAGAACGAACGGACGAGAAGCGACCGCTTCTTCCACGCCGCACGAAGATTCATCTTCTTGAACACGGGGTTGTTCATGTCATTCATCGAAATGGCGTGCTGGTACGCATACCGAGCCGTGCGGCCTTCGCCAACACGGGTCTGCGTAACCATCAGCCACGCCGCGTGCTTGGCCGAGTAGCCGACATACGTCGCCACGCGCACGTTGCTCGACTGGACCGAAAACAACTTGGTCGCGTCAGTCAGGGTGTAAAAGACGTTTGAGCAAGACGTGAACGCAGCGCGGAGGGTATAGTTCGTGGTCATGACGTTGTGTGAGAGCTAAAAGTCGAGATGCTTGCGGACTTCTGATAAGACAGAAGCGGGAGGGAAAAACAGGCCGAGCTTACCGTGGCAAGGGATCGGTGCTGGGAACGTCATACGCTTGCCAATTTTCCAGAGCACATCCGGATCATCACCGGACAACTCTTTGTCGAGGGCAGTCAACTGGCGGGCGGTAAACGGTGGTTTGAGGATGCCAGTGACTTCAAACGCGCCAAGGATGGCGCTTCGCGACCACGCATTGCGGTCGTGAGGGAGGTTGGCTTTCGTGAACGCTTTAGCAATTCGAGGGGATTCGCGGAGTTCTTCGGCAGTCAAGCCGTAGTTTCCGCTCGCGTGCAAGAGAAGCCAACCGTTGCCACTCGGGTACCATGACCGTGCTTCGTATCGCTTCACTCCGGCGAGGATTAACGAGGCAAACGGTTGCCGTATGGAAACGGCGTAGATCATGCGGGGGATGAGGTTAACGGTTGCTGGAGGGTGTGTCGTTGGTGCTGACAAGCTCCAACGATCCGGACTCCGATTCGGTCGTGCTGCGCGTCGTGCGCGTGGCCTCCTTCCGTCCTTTGCGACGGCGTGAACGGGATTTAGGCAGAGGACGATAGTCGTCCTCTTCTTCCATCGTGGTGGCCATAAACGCCGCGTACTCAAAGCGGGCTCTCGTACACAGTCGCTCGTAGCACTCGTGACACTTGGCCTCGACGAAATGCGCGTCGAGCAAGTCAATCGCATTGATTGCAGAGACCGTGGGGTCTATTGCAGTGCGAATGTCTGCCGGAACGTGCTTTTCGCAGTGGTACTCTTCGCGGCCATACACGCCATTGGGCATCGACACATAGCCGACCGCGTAGTCGTTGATCCAGTCGATGCCGAGGGCGTCAGTCCACGCTTTGACCTCGGAGTCGTGTAGCGGTCCGCTCAAAGTAGTCAGCGGCGAGGAATCGCTCGCCGTCGCTGAGACCATTCCACCAACGCTGGAGACTAAGGAGGGCGCCTTCGGCGTCGTCGATGGTGTCGTCATAGAAGGCGTCGCCGGGGTCATCGGAGGTAGTGCCGGTGAAACCGTCATCGCCGATGTAGGAGTCTGGCCAGTCATCGTCGGCGGCTTCGGCGCGACCACCGACTTCGACTGAAAAGGGTCGCGCTCTCCGTGCCACGAATACTGCGAGTTGTTGCTGTGGACCTGACGCGGCGCTTCCAGTCCGGTCGCCGCGATAATGTTGTGCGCGGGCAGCGATCTTGCAGATGGCGCAAGAAAGTTCTTAAACTGGGAGTTTGAGAACCACACGCCATCAGCCGTAGTCTCACCTTGATACTTATTGAGAAACGTACACTTTCCATCCTCTTCCATGATCGCCAGTCGGGAGCCGCCAAGCAGCTTCTCGATTTGCGTCTTGGCAATCTGGTTGTTCCACCAGCCGTCCTTCATGTTGCCAAGCACGTTGCTGACGAACGACCGCGTGTCAGACTCACCGGGAGCATGCGTAATATGGATGACGCCATTATGGCCAACCAACGCGCGGCGGTTGTCGTTGATCCAAAACGGGTGAACGTTGTCCATCGACACGCCGCCGTGCGTCGCATAGCGAAAGTGGATCATCGCGGGATAGTCGTACAGCATTTCCACGCGCTTGCAGGCTTCGTCGATGTTTTTCAGTGTCCGCCAAATGCTCAGGGTCGAGCCGTCCGAGTAGCCGATGCCGAGTCCGTCGTCATTGCGCTCAAAGCAACCGCGCAAAATGTTTTCGCTGATGGATGCACCAGCGGGTTTATAGATGAGTACGCACATAGTGAGAGATAGGTCGGAGAAAAGAGAGGCTCAGGACTGGGTGGCAATAGCGCGGTCAAACTCAAACAACGGTGCGGTGCGAACGACGGCGTACTGCGGCGGTGCGACGCGACGCTGCGGGCGCAGATTCTTGTGCCAGCGATCCAAGAACGCGGCAAGGTTCGGGTACACACGCTCGTTGTCGTACGCAAAGGTGACAAACTCGCGTGCAGAGGAAATGCTGTCGATGCTATTGTCCAGCGTGAACGCATGGAGGGCGTGGCACACTTCGATGTTCTTGGCGAACGACGGCGTGTGCAACGTGCCACGGAACATCCGGACTTCAAGCGTCGGCTTGTTGTTGGGGAAGTTGATAGCGACGCGCCGCTCACCATTGCTGTGCGCCTTGTCCACAAGTCGCTGGGCACCAACACTGCGACGTGCGTACTTCTGCATGGTGTCGTTGTGCGCCGCCACAGCACGGCGCGTCCGCAGTGTCGCTGTTGTCACGTCGGGATTGTTGAACCGGCAGTAATCAAAAATGTCACGCTGGCTAATCTTCTGGAACAAATCAGGACAGCCGTAGACTAAGTCTAGTACGCGGGCGGTTTGCGCGACCGTAAACGCGGCCAGCGACATATGAACGTGCATACCACAGCCGGGGGCATTGTACGACCGAACGCCAGCCGCCTGAATGAAGCGCAGCCGCTCACGCCATACGTCGCGTCCAGTCGCGTTCCAGTAGCGCCATGTAAACGGGTGGGAGATCATCTCAAAGCCAGTGATGCTACCGTCGTTCTTGAAGTAGATATCGGGAGACGCGAGGCCGTCCAAAATGGTCTGCTGCCGCGCAGTGCCAAACGTGTGACCACACTCTAGCTCAATGCCAAAGCACAGCGTAGACGGGGCAAGCCGCTCATTGGCGTCTACGTTAATGCGGTACGTCGGCTGGAAGCTGTACGACTGAATCGTCGCCGACACCATGTTCACAGCGACATGGTGCGGGACGACAAAGCCGTTGTGTGTCGTCAAGCCAGCGTTGGCTACGCACACTGGACAAACGCGCGGGCCAGAAACAAGCTGCGAAGAACGGTACGGCACCGGAGTGCCGACTGGTATGATGTGCGTCCGAGCCAAACTGGGAGATTGCAGATGGCACAAGTCGCACCGTGCCATTGCCGACGCACACGATGTACAGTACATGCGACCTGCAAATTCCTGCGCTGGCGGGGCGGTAAGGTCCGTGCCGCCGTGCAAGCACGACGCGCTACACGCCGCGCACTGCGACGGCGACGACTGGCTGTAGCGCCACAGTGCATCGGGAATGATAAACGGCGCACCGTACGTCGGTTCAGGAAACTGAGCGCGAAACGCCGCCTCACGCTCATCGGGATGGGGGAGTGCGGCCAACTGCGAGCGGTCCAGCTGCGGAATACGAAGCTGGACGCCATCAGCGGACGTGGCAAACGCCGAGCTAATGTTGGGGACGTGGTACCGTGCAACCAACACGCCAAGCTGCCAGAACCGACACGCCACCATCGACGCGCTCAGAAGATACGCAGCATCACGGTTGCGCCGCACTAACTCGGGCACCGCGCGAGCCATCTCGTTGTCGGTCGTGTAGTAACCTGAATCGAAGAACTGCCTCAGATCGTTGGGCGGGCGTTCTGCGGTCACATGGCGGAAGTGGATCGCCTCAAAGTACGCGGAGCGACTCGCCTTGCGTGCAGCGTCGAGTCGCGCACCAAGGCGAGTACGGGACGCCTCGGACAAGTCATTGCGAAGCGTTATGCGATTCAGCAATACAAGCGCTTCGCGAATGGCTGCCTCGGAAAGGGACGTAGCGGCGCGTTCGGCATTGCGGCACGTCAACAGCACGGCAAGCAGATGGCTCATGAGTGGCTCCAGACGACGATTGTGAGAGGTATAGCGGGCTGGCATGTGAGAGGCTCCATGTGTAGGTTACGGCTCTTGTACAACAGACTCAGGCGCATCAGACAAGCGGGGGATAATGCGCGGCGGCGTTTTCGGCAACATGACAAACGAGTAGCAGGACGCGACCTGCATGGCCGTGCAAGACGTTTGCAGGGCGTAGTAGATCGACACGCGAACGTGGTGCTCCGTATCTGCGGTCAGCTTGTCAAAATCTCTGACAAAGCAATGCAGCCGATGCTCGTCCAGTGCGGTCAGTGCGGGACTGCGCGTGTCGCGATGCAGCCATCGGTTGCGAAGCTCCATCACTTTGCTGCGGTAGGTTGTCGCAAAGCTACGTCGAACCGCATCGGCAGCTTGGGCGGTTAATGTCATGCAGAGCGAAAGAAAAAGATGGGCGTGACACGGTGGCCGGTGGTGGCGGCAATATCACCGGCAGTCGAACACGCAAAATACGCAAGACACGCGGTCAGCCAGACGGGGATATCGTCGTCTGGACAGCCTTCCAACTTGCTCGCGAGCAGCGCTTGGAGCGACTTGGGCCAACGACGCTTATCGCCAGCGCAGAACTTCGCGGTTCGTGCGGTGGTCGTGAACGCCTCGAACGCCGCTTCACGCAGCGGGTGTCGAGACCATGTCTCTTCGTAGAGGTGGTCAAGTCGGCGACGCAAGGCGCGGGCGTCGGACGTGGCAAACGTGCCGTTCGCGCGGACGAACGAATCAAGGCTGTTAAGCCGAGCGAGATAGGCGTTATACGGGAGATCAGTGCGCTCAAGAAAGTCCAGCGCACTGTTTACCTCAGCGGCAGACATAAACGTGGCGGGAGTAATGGTGAGCCGCTTCATAGCTCGTCCTCGCCGATCAAGTATGCCACATCACTGGCGAGGATCGTGGCGGTCTTGACGGTAGCGCGGGAGAATCCGGCGTCGATGAAGCGTTGGATGGCGCGGCGCGTCGTGCGAGCATAGCACGTCGACACGGTCTCGCCGTTAATGCGTAAGCTGTACAGCCGAACGGGACGTGGTTCGCTGGTGGTCATTGCTGGCTCCGGTGGGGTTATTTACAACGGCTAACACTTCGGACATCGTGCAAACGCGGACCGCTTGCGCGACGGCGTACCAGAGATCGGCACAGGCTGCGTATGCGGGCCGCAAATACGGCTTGACAGTGAGACTGTGGCGCTTGACGCGGGTGACGGTGGCTTCCAAGCGCAAGAGCTTGATCCGACGCGCTTCGTTGAACGACAGCGATTCAGTCTGCATAAGGGTGTAGATGGCTTTCAGTGCGGTGCGTGTGCGCGACTGAAGTTTGGATGCGTTTAGTACCATGAAGTTCAGCCTCCGTGTAATAGGGTCGTTTGTATTCGCTGTACCGCGCTACCATCCGAGAAAACGTCGTGCGTCGTTCGTGCGCCATTGTGGCCAGCATAATCAGCGCTTGCTCGTCTTTGAGGGTGTCATCGACCAGCATCGTCGATGCCTCGCTGACGAGTTCAGGCGAAATAAGGTGGGGCGTGCGGACAAGATTCATAATCCGCTCTACTGTTTTGGTGATTTCACTGCCGCTCGCTTCTTTGAGCGTACACGCGATTTCTGAGCAGTAGATGACGCGATCAAACGCGGGCTTGGTTTCGAGCCGCGCAAGGATCGCGAGCGCCGCCATAGCAAGAGCGGCGTCGTACCGATGGTACGCCACGTCGATGTAGGTCACAACACGGGGGTTGGAAGGTGGTACGCGGCTGGATCGCAAGAGGCGCAGCACGTCGTGTGGCCAAAGCCACGCGGCGACCAGAGCGCAGAAAGCGCCGAGAGCGTGTCGGCATCGGGAACAAACTGATCGAAAACGCTGGTGCATTGATCGCACTGGACGAGGATGGTCCGAGTCGCGTTGGCGGGCGGCGATGTGCGGCTGATCAGCGCATCGTAACCGGGGGCGCGAACGGTAAGCGTGCGGCGTCCGTCTCGCCGCGTATAAGTGCTGTATGACGCGCCGCCGCCAGCGAGTGCGTCGATGGCGCGGAGGATACAGAGGGTGTCGCGGTCTGACTCCACCGTGACCGTGCGGCAGATCGGCTTCCGCCAGTCTATCGAATTGGCAACAGACAGAAACGCATCGTGGAGTTCAGCGGGTGTAAAGGCGTCATCCGGCATCGGTCTCAGTGATAGGGTCGCGACAGACGATGCAGACGGCGAGAAACGGAGAACGCTTTGAAGCGCCAAGGACGGCGACTGGAAAAAACGAGGGGAGATCATCAGGCGCTCGCATTTTCGCGGTGCTGATGCAGGTCTTGCATACATCGAGCGGCTGCTTGGGGCTTCGGTCGGCTATGGTGCTGATCGCAAGCGCGGAAGCAAGGCGGGCGGCGTGCTGACGGATTTCGGCGTTGTTGTTGAACCGCATACGGTCTCCAGTGAAAGGAAGTCAGGACCACAGATGACGAGAGCGGACGGGAGGCTTCTGCGCGTGCATGGCAAGTGCGTAGAGCGCAAGGAGTAAGACGATGTACATGGGCGGGCGTTGGTTAGTGTGGTGTTGTCGCAACGCCAGACAGTTTCTGGCGCGGTCCAGAGCGGTTCGCCACGCCGCGAAATGGCGAGGTATGGCAGGGCGCGTGTGGCCTCAACACACGCGGTATACCGTGGAGGCGGCGCGTACTCGGAGACATACGCGATAGCGCACACAAGCAGGGCGCTCATGAGTACAACGGTGCTGTCAATGCCTTTCATGACTGCGTCAACTGGAGCCAGTATCGGGCCATGCGGACATGGCACCGTGCGCGAAACGCCAAATACGAGCGAATGTCAGGGTCTGTAGTGCGGCGTGCGTCCAGCAGGCTGCTGTGGGCGCACGCGAGAAAAGCGACGTACTGCAAGTCTCGCTGGACTTGCGACTGCAACGCGATGTGCTGCAAAAGAATAGGGCGGGCTGTCGTGTAGGTTGGAAGCGGCTGCCGAGGTTGCGGCTTGAAATCAACCATCGGACGACGGGATAAAGTCAGGAATTAACGCCGTCGCCAGCATCCGACCTAACACGACTTCTTCGTACTTTTCAGACACGAACGGCACGCGATTGGCAAGCTTTGGGACAAACACACCTTCAAGCTCCATCGCTTCCATCGTCATGAGCGCACGACCAAACGAAGCGTAGGCGCGGGCGTTGGCGGACTTGGTGTAGCGTGCCACACGGCGAAAACTGGCCGCTTTACCGGGGATTCGCAGCGTAGTTACCGCGTCGATCTCATCGCAGAACACATCGAACAGCACATTGGGCGCAATGCCATGGCGCTCTCGTGCGGTGTATAAAATAGCTGCGCCGATTAAGATGGCGTTATCGGCTTGCGTGATGGCTTTCATTGGTGGCTCCAGTAAGGTGGGCGGGCGGTTAGTGGACTCGGTACCAGACGATTTGTGTTTCGCTGACGCGAATGATGAATTCGTGGTCGCCACGGAAAGAAAAGCGAAAGCCGAAGCGTTCCTTCGTGAACCACTTGTAGTGGATGTTGTCAGGGCACATGGCACGCAACGCGGCGTCGTACTTCGCACGATCACGCGAACCGCACTCCGCTCGCCATTCGATGTACAGGGCGCGGAGCTTGGCGTCTAACTGCCAAATCACATACCGGATTGCCGCTCGCGTGTCTTTGTCAGTCGCCAGACCAGAACGGGTTTGACTCACGGTTCCATGCTCCAGAGGATGTCGCAACGCAATGCGATACGCTCGACGATGGAATCAACCAACGCGCTGCGCTTCACCTTGCGGCGCGAAATGGGCAGGATCGGCTGCCGCGTCTGCGCCTTTCGCATTTCATCAACGCGGGCGGCGGCAAACACTGTGTACGCTTGACCGAGCGACAGGATCGCGTTCGGGTTTCTGACGCGAGTCTCGACCATGTTCGCAATGTCCGGCAGCTTGTAGCCAAGCTCGGCAAGACGGGTGAGGCCAAGAATGATCTTGTAAGTGAGAATAGCGGGCGAAGATTGCAGTTCGCTGCCGCTGTAACGCGAGTAGACGCCATCGCGTGACTGAACGGGCAGGAGTGATTCGGTGTCGGCAGTATTGACGGTACGCATGGTAGGCTCCAGTGCAGTGAGAGTTAGCGGGCGAACGGCGGCAGTGCGATGTTGAAGTTCGGCACCAACATGAGACGCTGAGCGATGTGAGAACCGTAGTCGCTGAGGCTCATGTGGGCAGCGCTGGCGGGCGGCAACTCAAAGAAGCCATCGCGTGACAGCAACTCTGAGAGCATGAGCGCTTCGCCGAACGCAGCGGCAGGATCAGCGGCAGCGGGCGTGAATCTGCTGTCTTTGAAGTAACGCTTTTCGTACTTGCTGATATTGGAAGCGCCGCGCATGAAAGCGTCAAACAATGACGCGGGCGTTAGCTTTTTTTTCATCGTGGTGGCGCGGAAGATTTGGTACGCGGCGAGAACCATTGCGTGATTGTGTTCAGGAAGGCGTTTCATGGTTGGCTCCAAAATGGGTTATGTGAGGCGGGCGGCGGAACGTCGCGTGCGCTGCCATGCAGGATTACATGGCAGCTACACGGCAAATTGTGAGAGTGTCACGCTACGTACTGTCAGTACGTTATCGCAGGCCGAGCGGAGCGGGGATTTACATCCTGCGGGCGGAGGTCGACGCCTTCGCCAGTCACTTACCTACCGGATTTCACACCGACTATTCTCCATTCACCGAACGTGCGGCAGTTACGCTGGTTTAGGGCGGGCCGAAAACATCACGTCCAGACTTTGTGGATAGGTAGCGGACGGCGGACCAGACGCCATTGGTTGTAGCTTGTATTCGCTGGTTTGGCCGGAAACGGGCTCTTCGTGACTGTGGCACCAGTGATAGCTGGTGGCCTTGCGTACATGGCATGGCGCAAGGGCTTGTGAGTCAGTTGTCAAATATCTCCGATGCCATCAGCGGCGGGCGCTGACGCGGTGCAGGCATCGGGCCGTTGCACCGTTTCCTCGTGCGCTACGTCATCACGACGTTGACTACAATGGAACAACCTGAAATATAGCACCTAGTACAGTCATCCGGTAGTGTGACTGAAACATTCGCTAAGTCCTTGATTTATAAGGACTTACGTGGTCCAAAAAGCATCATTTTTGTGATCTATATGCCGTTTTAGACGTATACTTTTAGCCCAAAGGCCAAAATATCACAAATCTGCTCTCGTGTAGATCACAAATGTGCTCTCCGACAGCAGATTTGTGATGTAGGAAGATCGGCGTATTGGCACTGGCGGAACCCGTGGCCTTGCCGTACACTTCGTGTCATCGAGGCCGTAAAGGCTTCGACCGAGTTTTTATTCTGTTTCTCGGGGCCTACGGTAGACGGTGCGTGGCCGACTCAATGGGATACCGCGACAAGGTCAAGCAATTCCATGCTCTGCTGTCGAGCAACATGGTGCTCCACCAACCCTTGAAGCTCGTAGTACGGCGCAAGCCGAGCGACTACGACAACGCGCTTACGGCGTTGACTGACCCTGATGGAGTGGAGGCTGTGTCTGCGCCAAGGGACACGGAAGCCATCTCGGTCGCAGTAAGCCACCCGTCTTTTATCACAGAGTCAAGCTTGCGTCGTCATTCACGACCAGCGCTCTCTCACCTACTGGTGGAGCGTAAACGACTTGGCACGCCCACGACGGTCAGTGGTCACACGTAGGTGACCTCAAACGCACTCAAAGTATCTAATGGCCCTTGCGCGAATGACAGCCTACCGCTAATATGCTGGTGCGGGGAGACGGCCACGACCCGATGCCTGTGTGAGAGCAGGAAGCGGCGAGCTACTTCGGTGACAGCAAAAAAACTTGGCGGAACGACAGGGTTACTACCGTTTCCATGTCTACTATAGAGCCAGCGGTCCGCCCACCGCTGGCTTTCTAGTGTCCGCTCGTCAGCCGATGGTCGTCGTCACTGGCTCGCTCACCGCGCCAAGCGGACAGCGGGCGACGAGATAGAGGCGCATTCCGTCCGTAACGTGAAGCTGCACGTCACGCGCCATGAAGGTGCGTGTGGCAATGTTTGGCGCAATGAACGCCCCACGGCCAGAGAGCGTGCTGGCCAGCGGTATGCTCGTCGAATCGGCAAGTTCGACGGTAATCGGCTCTTTCGCCCACGACGGCGGCACGTAGATCGGCACCGTCAGTGGCTGGCCAGCGGTAATGCGGAGGATGCGTCCAAACGTGGGGGCCATTATGCCTCGTCTAGCGGACGCACGTCGCGGACGGTCACGGAGCCGACGACACGGAAGTCTTGCCCCGACCAGACGATGACGTAGACGACCGCGTCTTTGTAGGTCGGCAACAGCCGCGACGTGAGCTTGTCGCCGTTCCAGCCGCCATAGAACACGGCAGTCGAGCCGACGCCCTCTGTGAGGACAATGGACAGGTCTGCATGAATGGGGGTTGCCGAGACGGTGTTCGTCGCCGAGAGCATGGCGTTGACCGTAATACCCGTGCCAAGCGAGATCGCGCCGGTCGCAAAGGCTCGGATATTGATTGGCCCTACTTCAATCGGCAAGTCGTTGTCGCAGTAAATCTCAGCCGGTATTGCCACCTAATCCCCCTTTCGTGAACGTATCGCAACGGCTACGCCGCCATGTGCTGCCGTAGCCAGAACGCTTTGGTACGCCATTTCAACAGCAACGACTGTTGGACCCGCGCTACTTACACTGACGGACGGCATGGCAATGGTGACGATGCCAGTCACTAGTGCGCCGAGGCCACCAGTCGAGATGTCCCGTGCAACAGCGGTGGCAACCGTGACACCAAGCGGACGAGTGTAGGTCGAAGCTGTGCCGATGCCGTTGGGTGTTCCTGTGGCAACAGCGGGGGCTGGCGCTGCGACCATGCCGCCGAGCGTGATGCTTGGCGTGGCGGCGGCGGCGGCGGCAATGGCCGGTGCTGGTGTTCGAGACACCGCACCCAGCGTGACGGCTGGCGTGTTTGCCGTAGCGGCTGCCGTAGAAGGCGACGGCGTCGCCGTGACTGCGCCAGCCGCCGTTGTCGGGGTGCTGACTGTCGCGGCTGCTGTCGTTGCCGTCATAGTGACCGTGACTGCGCCAGCGAAAAGGGCGGGCTGTAGTCCGGCAGTGGTCGCGACAGCGGCAGTCGGCTGCGCCAGCAGCCCACCAGACGACGCAAATGGGGTCAGGCTGACTGCGGTAGCGATTGCGGTCGATGCGGTGGCCGTGATCGCGCCGACCGCAGCCACCGGGGTTACGTTGGTCGCTGTTGCCGTCGCAACTGTCGTCGTCCGCGTTACCGCGCCAAGCGCCACCACTGGTGCCAGCCCAGTTGCTGTAGCGATAGAGGCCGTGGGTGTCGCAGTCAGTCCGCTTAACAACGCACTTGGCGTTGCGGCGGTTGTGGTGGCAATAGACGGTGTGGGGGTAGCAGTCAGTCCGCCAACAGATATGACTGGCGTCGCTGCGGTCGTGATCGCTACTGACACCCCAGCCGTTGCGGTCAACGCGACAGCGAGTACTGGGGCTGCACTAGTCGCGGTGGCACTCGCCGCGCCAGCCGTGGCGGTCTGTGGTGATGAAGGCGGCGTGCTAAAAACACCCGGCACCACTGACACGCTGGCGCTATCAACCTCGACGCCACGCACACTGGCTGTCGGGCTGAACGTCAGCTCAATATCTAATGGCGTGACATCAACATCTCCGAGCGTCAATAACTCGTCAAACGTCAGCGCAAACGTGTACGTTTGATCAATTGCGCCCAGTTCTGAGGCGCGTATCTGCCGCCGCGCAATCACCGTACTGCCTTGCAGCACGGTGACGCGCAACCCTACGTTTGGGTTCTGAAAGAGCAGCAGTAACGACATCGCGGCTTAAACGAGGGTAAGCAAAGCGGCGAGCGTGCTTTCGGTCTGCGCGATTTCTTCGGCCCATCGCGCTTCAGCTTCCACGTCGCCGATTAACTGGGCTGACGCTTGCAGTTGCGACAAATACACCAACCGTTTCTGCGCCATCGCGATTAACTGGTGGACGGTCATGGTCAGATCACCATTTGCCGCAACACGACCGTAGACGTATTAAGGGCCATGTAGATGTACTCAATATTGGTCGCGCCGTCGGTGAACGTCACATCGAACGCCGTGTCGCCCAGCACCGCCGCACCTTGCGTGTACGTCATGGTGCTCCACGGCTCAAACGCGCCCGACGCGAAATCGTAGTAGAACCAGCGGCCAGTCGCTTCCTTCTGGATGTACAACCGGTCCTTGTTGTACGTGTACTTGGTGCCCGTGGCGAACGTCTCCGTCGCCGGTGCGCCGACGAGCGTCGTCCACGTATTGCCTGCGATGTCGTAGCGGTCCATAATGGCACTGCCACCGCGCATCGAGAAGATGTAGCGTCCGTTGAGGATCAGGGTTTCGTTGTTCCAGTCCGTCGCGCTGACGCTATGTATCCAATTGCCGCCCATACCCGCAATCGGTGCACCGGCACGCGCTACGCCGGGAGATAGCGTCGTCCACGTATTGCCCGAGATGCTGTAGCGGTACATGGTGACAGCGTTGTTGCCGAGGAAGTACAGGAAGTCGTCGTTGCCCTCGAAGCTGTACTGGCTCGTCGCGTCAGGGGCAACCGTGAAGTTGGCGGTCGGCGTGACGGCGGTCGCCGTGTTGCTGGCGATTGTGCGAATCTGGCCTGCACCGGTCCCTGCGGAAATACGCACCTGAGCGTTTGTCCACTGGTTGACGGCCCACGCCTTGCCGCTGTTTGTCAGCGACGAGACAGCACCCGCCGTCGCGGTGCCGGTGGCAAAGCTCTTGAAGCCACTGTCAATCCACGCGGGCGTTGACACCATGCGACCGTCCGTGCCAATCGTTGCCGGAAGGCCGGTGATCGCGAGGGTCGTCCACGAGTTCGTCGCGTAGCAGTACTTTCGGAACGACCCCGCTGCGAGCGTACCGGCTCCGAGCACGTAGAATACCGGCGTCTTGAGTCGGTACACGCTGGTCGCATCGAACGCCACTGATTCGGCCGCGCCCTCAAACGTGATGACGGCCGACGCGCCGATCGTATTGGAGGCGATCGTTTTGAGCTTGCCGGCGTTCGTGCCGCTCAGGAAGTACACGGAATACCCGCGCAGGTCGCGCGCGAGCGTCTGGTTCGTGGTGATGCTCGTCGTGGTGCCAGCCGTCGCGGTCAAGCTCGACGCGGCCACGGTCGTGCCGGTGGAGAACGATCCCGCCACGCCGCACGCACCCGCGCCGAACGTTCCGGCAAGCGCAGGGGACGGCACTTGGATGTAGCCGTCCTCGGAAGGGTTGTAAAGCCACGCCGTCGTATTGCCGGTGACGTAGAGTTGCTGCTGCCGATAGTGGCGCGAGCTAACCACGAACGCACCAGCCGCAGTCGCGGCGGGGAGCGGTGTACAAAACTCCCACCGCTTGAGATCAAGGATGCGGCGATTGCCGTTTGTCGTAGGCATGGTAAGTCCTCAGGTGACGGAAATGTTGCGACGTGCGCTGTCTGCACCAAGACGCATGAGCGAGGGGATGTGTTCCGTGGCGGGTAAGCTGCCGATCTGCGTTTGATTGCTTACCGTGCCAACCGTCGTCACCGTGCCAACCGTCGTGATTGTCGCGAGCGTCAGCGCCGCCGAGATCGAGTCCACTACTACGCGCATTCGCCCTGCTACGTCAGGATAGGTTTGCCCGAGCGTACGCACTAGCGACTGCAACGTCATACGCTGCGCTTCGATCGCTTCGATCAGCTCGCCAAGTGCCCTTACAGGCATTGGGTTGGCGTCGGAGACATCTACGCCGACGTTTTCGGCACCAACGGCAACCTTCATCCGTTGAAAAAGCCGGTTGTCGATGTTGTCGGCTGCGACATCTGCGCCGAGGCCGGGAGTAATTGAAACGGTCGTATAGCTCATGTGCAAACCTCAGCGAAGGATAGGAAGGCGTGGATTGGGTGTGGCGAGATAACCCGCTGCTCGCCGTGCGGTGACGTTTAGCGTGGCTTGGGTGTAGCGCGTGAGCGGCCAAAGCGATGTGGCAGAGCCCACCATTGGAGGCGCAAAAGCGTACGGGTGACCAGACGAGAGCCGCACTCCCCACTTGTGCGCCAAGTACCCTTCGATTTGCTGACGCAGCCGCGTATCGTTTGCGTCGTTGATAATGACCCACTCCCCGATGCTTACCGAGGAGCCAGTTATCGTGGTTGAGTCGGACTTGCCAAAGCACGGAAGTTCGGGGGAAAACGCCCCGTTGATCGTGCTCGCGCTGAATACTTGCTTCCCATCACGCCACGCCCGCGTTGTAACAGCCGCTGCGCTTGTATACCCCAAGCTGACCAACTCTGTTTTTCCCAACACGACGGGAAACAGGTTTGGTGAATCGTTCAAGTAAGAACCACCATCAGTACGGGTCTGCCAACACCAGTCAGAACCCTGAACCTTCAGCGACGAGATAGGCGTTCGCCCCGTCAAGTGATAGCGGTCCCATAGATATGTCCCAGCCCCATCGCCAACCGTACCGTTAGTTGCGACCACATCGGCACGGAACACACAGAACATCACGAACCCCGAGGCGTTGGTGACGCTGTACGGGTTCGCGGAGGGCGCGTTCGCGGTCAGGTACTCGTAGTCGTATTGGAAAACCTTAACCGCACGCCTGCCGTTGATCTGCCCCATCTCAGGGCGACGGCCATCGGTCGCCTGCTCAAGTTTATTCGCGAGGCCACTCCGGTCGCCCCATGCGTAGACCACACGCGCCGGAGTATCAACGCTGGGCGTTGTCGTAATGCTTGGCGCAAGCGCGGCATCGTACCACCCGCGCACGCGCCGGAGTCGTTCCTGTGCTGGCGTCCACAAGGGGCGGTTCATCCGAGCCTCACGCGCAACGTTGCGCCGTTGGTTAACGTGCGAGCGCGGACGCCGTCAGTCGCGGCAAGGGACTGCGCGAGCGTATTGCCGAGCGTACCGGCCCACATACGCTTCCACTTGGTAAACGGCGCAAACGGCTCTGCGTGCAGTCGGCGCGTCTTGTTGAACGAGAACGAGTTAAACCACATTGCGGACACGCTAGTCGTAATGCCGGGGTTACCCGCAGACCCCGTGTAGCGATTGCCGAGAAAGATGTGTGCGACCGCGTTGTTTGGCGTACCGCCCCAATTCGTGTCACCCGTGTCGTTGTCAATGTGGCGTATGCCAAGGCCGTAGAACCCACTATTCTCCGTGCGTTTTGCCATGACATGCAACATGCTTGTGCCAGCGTTGCGATTAAAGCTGCGACCACCGACAATGCAAAGCGGTGCCGTCAACTCTGAATCAGGCTCTACCCCTTGCACGGCAAGAGCGCCGCCGCCGCTGGTCGAGCTGATAAAGTTGATGTTGCGAGCGTCCCCGTTTCGCTCAATGCCCAGCGTGTGATTCGGATTGGCGTCAACGCCTGCATTGACCCCAAAGTATCCGGTGTAGGGACTACCAGTGCCGTTTGCGCGTGTATCGTATCCAGCCCACAGAAGGCTAAAGCGCGTGGACCCGAGTTGGCGATTGTAGAGGTTGTTCGGGAACAGGCACCACGCACGCGCATACGCGGCAGTCATCACCGAGCCACGCGCGGAGTAGACAGGAGTCGCTTCATGCGTCAGCGCCAAGTGTCCGTATCCCGGCGCAAGGTTCGGGATGCGCCAGCCGTCGCCAGCATACGGGATGTAGAGCGCGAACAATCCATCCCACGCCCAGCGCCAATGCGGCGGCACGTCGAAGCGAGATTCGGCGATCTGGTCACGACCGGGGCGCGTCTGGTTGTTCACGGCGTCACCCATCCCGAGTTTGCAAAGTCAAACGTCGGACGCAGCGTGCGAACGCCCGTGCCGATAGTTCTAAACGCACCCATCATTGGAGGCGCAAAAGCGTACGGGTGACCAGAGGCCAACGCGATGTTCCACTTATGGGCGAGGTAGCCTTCGACACGCTGCTCTAGCTGCGGCGTAACGCGACCTGAGTAGATGATGACTTCGCGAATGTCGCCGACCCATGGATCAGACGTTGCAAAGCTGTCAAATGCGTCGCCGCGAGTGCCAATACCGAACCGCCCTCCGCTTGTCATG